TCCATAAAGATACTCTTTGTTTATGCATCATAATTATTGTCGCACCGTCGTTCTTATTTCACCATTCTCTGCTTGTGTTTTTCAGTAATTCTGTTTGGTAAAGATGCTGTTCCTACGCAAGCGGCAGCATTCTTTCCTTCTGCTGCCACATCAGCAAAAGGGCACAAAAAATCGCCCTTCCGGTTCCCCGAAAGAGCGATTCAAACATTTTATGAAGTTGTTTTACGTGATCAGATACTGATGGTGTTGCACACACTTCCCTGCCTCAAAAATCCATCGTATCACCGAATCTTTTTCAAAGGAATGCTCGCTCCAGCACTCTTTCTGCCCAATCCAGCCGCGCTCAATCGAGTCTAGTTGCTTTGTGGATTTGAAATCACCTTATAATATCACAAAACTCCCAAAAATAAAAGTCCCTGCAACTTTCGCTCACAGCTCCCACTCAGAGCCATAAACGATCGTTGCAGGGGCTTTCTTCATCTTACCGGTCACTCCATTTTGAATTTCTCAAGACATATCCTGTCTTCGGCGAGTGCCAGATGAAACTTTTTCAGGCGTCGCAAAAGAATCATTCAGCTTGGACTCGTGTGGATCGACTCCTTCTCCTGCTTCGCCCAAATATCAATTACTTGCCATTGATGCTTCTCAGCCGTGCATATTCTGCATCAGCCGCGATGGCCTCCTTGGTGAAGGAGTTGTTCTTCCACCACGACACCAGTGCTGCGGCCACGGTCAGAGAGGTTGTCACCAGCTGATTGAGGGTCTCGCTCTCAATGGGCAGCGGGCTCTTGCCAAAGGCGCACAGCACCTGATTCAGCAGAGCCAGCAGCAGACATGCGGTACGGGCGATGGTGCCCGCAGAAATCTTGAAGTTCATATGTTGCTCCTTTCGTGTTCATGTTCGTGTGTTTCGATGTCGGTCATTCTGTGGTTCAGCACCTGAATGTCCCTCTGGATGACCGGGATCTTCTCCGCAAAGCCGTTGTGCTTGCGGACTTCCCGTGTCAGCTCCTCAATTTTGTACTCCATCACGGCATTGGACCGCGAGTTCGCGATCAGCACGCCGATCAGGGTCACAACGCCGCTGAGGATGGCGGCAATGACGGTCTCCATCGGCGCTCACCCCTTCCACCGGCTTTTCTCTTTGCGCACGTCCACATGCACCCAGCCATTGGCTCTGCCGAGGCCGGGCGGGTAGATGCCGCAGCCGCCGGCATTGCCCAGCAGCTTGTCCGCATAAGCATACACGTTCTCCACGCTGATGCCCTGCACCCGAATGTCCGCTGCCTTGCCGTAACAGTGCTGACTGTAGGTCGCCCCGCCAACGGCCTTGTTGTGGCTCGCCGTGCGGAATGCGCTCGTAATGGTCACAGGCTTCGCGAAGTGCACTCGGACCTTCTCCAGAATATCAACGAGTTCCGTGTCGATGAACACCGGGTCCGACCCGTCCCGACAATAAAACTCCCGGACCTTGAAGTGTTCCGAGAGCTTCTGGTTGCCGTTTTTCAAAATGGAGTAAGCCTCAATGCCCAAAATATCACCTTTCCTTTCAAACTCTGAACGAGCCGTTCACCCGTTTCAGTGTCATGGATGCCGCCAGTGGTTCCAGCCGAAGTGCCGCTGTCTCCGCCTTCGGGAGTGCTGTTGCCGCGATCTGAATATCACCCGTGACCGCATCCATTTTGATTTGCGCCAAAAGCTTGTCCTCGTCCATGGTAACGTAAGTGCTCGTGCAGTCTTCACCGCCCAGGGTCAGGCTCACTTCCAGCGTCGTGTTTTCCTTGTCCTTCACCGCGAGGATGTTCTGGTAGCTTCCGCCGTCCACGACAGAGCTCACCGGGTTCGTCTCGGTCACGCCCGTACTCAGCAGCCGGTGAATGGCGTGGGTCTCGAAGGCTCCCACTTCCACCGTGCACTCTGCCTTCACCCCGCCGCACTCAGCCGTGATGACTGCAGTGCCTTTCTTCAGACCCTTTACGGTCCCGTTTTTCGTGATCTCCACGATCCCCTTCGGTGCAGCCGTCACCGTTACCTTGCGGAAGAAGGTGTTTGTCGGCCCCACGCCCACAAGGAGCTGGAACTCCATCCCCTTCGTCAGCTGAAGCGTCTCCACGTTCATCACAACGGCCCCTACGTTCAGGGTCTTCATGGTGGGGTGCAGGTTGTACTCCAGTGTGATGGTCGAATGCCCTTTGCTGCTCTTATACTGGCTCACCCAGATAAGGCCTTCGTAGTAGTGGGCGGGGTTGTCTTCCAGTGCCATGCGCACCCGCTGCCCTTTCAGGGTCTCGCATATGGTGGTGTAAGCGGTCTCCCAGTCCCAGTTCGGAATATCATTCTCGAGGTAGAACTCGATCTTTCCGGTGCGGTTGTCGAAGGTCGGCTTGCCCGAAATGCTCTGGCTGTAGTCCAGATTTCCGTCCCGTCCGGGTACGGTCGCAAACTTTGTGCGCTCGATGGGCGGGCTGATGACCGGTCGCGAGGATGGGATGAGAAACCAGTCGTCCCAGGTGTTGATGTAGTCCTCGCCTACATTGATAATAAGAGAATGGTACATCCTTACCTTAACCTCCGCTGCTCATGTACCGGATCGTGGACTGAATGGCCTTCCACGCCTTGCCTGCCGTGCCAAAGGTTGAAGCCTGCAGGGTGGTCAGATTGGTCGTGTCGCCGAACGTGAATTCTTTTTCCTCCGGCGCATCCAGCGGGATGACCTCTTTCGTGCAGAGGATCCAGTTCTTCAGTCCGTGCACTTCGCTGATGCACCGCACATTCTTGAGGAATCCCAGCCGGTCCACGTCCACGCCGGTATCTGCAAGATCCGCGGCGTTGATGGTGATGCTGCCGGTGAACTGATCCGGGTTATATTTTTTCAGTTCCTCCAGACCTTTTGCCCGCAGGGATTCCGGGCTCGACTTCGTGCCGTCCACCGTCATCATGCGCTGGCACAGGCCGTACAGTTCAATGGATTTGTCGTTTCGCACCTCCACCTTGATGGGACTCGTGCTCGAGAAGATCCACCAGCCGCTGGTCGCATAGCCCATCACGATGATGGAGTTCACGATGGTGTTCGACTTCAGATAGTACGAAAGGTCCAGCAGGTTCACGCCGAACTGGATCACCTGCTCCGATTCGTCCGTAACTTCCGCCAGATAGTCGAGATACCGCCGGTAGACCTTCTTTCCGTCTTCCATTTTGACGGTTTTCCGCACCCGCAGAAATCCCCCGTAGTTCCCCACAAGGTTCGAGTCCAAAACGCTCCAGCAGTCGCTGATGGCCTTTGTTTCAGTGGTGTCCTTGTCTGCATCCGGCTTTGCCACGGTCACCGTGCCCAGGTTGAAGGTTTTTCCTTCGATGGCGAAGTTCGTTCCGTACTTTTCGTCCGGCGTTACGGCAAGGCGTACCAGTTCTTCGGTGGTGTAGGCCCGGTTCTCAATGATGCAGTCCCGGTCCTGCAAATATCCAAGTTCCCCCTCACAGGTCACTTCGATATCCAGATCAAAGTTCTTGTTCAGCTCGGTCACATACCCCATGAAGATCTCCACGCCGTCTTCCTCCACTGAGATCACGGTGGTCTTCAGGGCCAGCTTGTCGTAATAGGGGTTTATCGCCGGGACGGTGAAGACAAAGGAACCGAAGCTGTTCTTTTCCAGTGTCAGTTCCGGCTCCAGAACGATCGGCAGCGCCTCGTCGGAAGCATCGTGCAGGGCGTGCCGTTCGGTCCAATAGTAGCCGGTTCTGTCTGCATTGCCCGCGATCTTCCCAATGTACACCGCATAGCCCTGCTTGTAGGTCATGCGGAACAGGTAGTGCTTTTCTGCGGTCGCTGCGCCGTCGGTCACCCGCACGGTCAGCTTGTGGTCCACGCCGTACTCGCCCAGCGGCAGCAGTGCGCTCCCGACCCACACCGTGTTGCTGGTCTCCCCGTCCACGGGCGTGTAGGTCCGCAGTACCGTCTTGCCGTCCAGCAGTTCGGTCACGGTCATCTCGTCGCCGTCCTCGTCGTGTACGCTGTATGCCACCCGGAAGTCGTTGTGCTTCGTGTGCACCTGCTCGGTGCCAAAGTAGTAGCTGCTGATCTCCGGGATGTGGTTTCCCCGCAGGATGCCGTCCTCGCCGACGCCAGCCGTGTCGTACAGTACGATGCAGGGCAGGACATATGCCGCCTCGTGTCCGTGATTTTTGCTGCTGGTATCGTAGAGACGGTTGTTGCGGATCGTCGCGATGTAGACCGCGCCGTACTTGTCACCGTCCTGCACATACGTGTTGCTGTCGGGGTCCAGCTTCGTGTCGTAGTCATCGGTCGTTGAGCGCAGCAGCAGGGATACGTTGTTTCCAACGCTGCTCACCAGTGCATTCACGACCGTGGAACTGAGCAGGTCGCCGTCCGAATAGGACCACGACGCCAGATCACCTCGCGAGAGGATGAAAAAGCGGTGCGATCTTGTCGAAGTCACCGTACTTCCGTTCGGCGAATACTTGATCCGCACCGGCTTGCAGGCCGCAAGGGTCAGCTCGTCAAATGCGCTTTGGTAGTAGCTTTCCAGCACATCCGGGATCTTCGAGTCTGTGTCGTACTTCGCATATTCCGGCAGCTCGTAACTGCTGCTGTTGGAGTTTTCCCACTCGTAGGAGCCCAGCACCCCCGCCCGGATCAGCATCGTGTGTCCGCCGCCGTTCACATCGCTCTGGTAGTTGTGCTTCGCTACGATGTAGTTCACTTTGCTGCCGCGCTCCAGCATCGGCACGATGGTTCCTTCGGCAAGGTTTCCAAGGCTTGTTTTCATGTCACGTCACCTCACCTTCGCCGCCACGCGTTTACCCATCTCGCTGTCGATGTAGCCGATGGTCTTGCGCCCGTTGATGTTCACGCTCATGCCCTTGATGCTCTGGGCCACGCCGTCCATGTGGGCCCCCAGAGCGCTGATGGCATTCAGGGTCTCCACATTCGATGCCTGCTTCAATCCATTTTGAATTTCAGCCTGTGCCTCGATCTGGGCGGCCATCTTCCGGCTCACATCGTCGTCCAGTGTCATGGCCTTCGTGGTGGCTTCAAAGGCTCCGGTCGCCTCGTCTGCGCTCTCGATCACGTTCGAAAGGTCCACCACCGGCGTGATCTGTGGCGTGTACTCGTAGTCGTCGCCCATCACACGGTCAATGGTCGAAAGGGCTCCCTTCGCAATGTCCACGGCATTCTCGGTCATGTCAGTCACGGCGTCGTCAACATCGTCAAAGCCGTCTTCCACGCCGTCTGCAAAATCCTTGTTCAGGTCCTTGCCCACGTCGTAGATGCCGCTGCCCTGGCTCTGCTTTTTCTTGTTGGCGTACCATGCAATGCCGCCGATGACCGCTGCAATGGCTCCCACGATGAGGAATACCCACCAGAATTCGGAGAGGAAGCTCATCAGCACACCGCCCACGTTGCTCAGTACGGTGCCAATGCTGCCCAGCGTTTCGACCACGCCGCCGCTTCCCTGCGCCATCTTGCCGATCTCGCCCATGGCCTGTCCGATCACCTCGGTCAGCTGCCCCGAGCCATTTTGAATTCCGGGCAGGATGTCTTCGGCAAACAGCTTTGCCACCCATTCCCGGGCCTTTGCCCCTGCCTCACTGAAGGCAAGGTCCATGCCGAATGCAAAGGCAGACGCCACCGCTCCGCCCCAGTCACCCTGCAAGGCACTGGAGATGGCCGAGATGAATTCGGTCTCCATCTGGATGCCTTCGTCGCTGGACATCCAGCCAAATGCGTCGCTGAAGGTCTGCTTCATGCCTTCCGACATGCCTGCGGATACCTTCGTCATCACGGTCTGGAACGCCTTGCTCACTTCGCCCCAGTGGTCCTGGATCGAGTTTGCAAAGATCAGCATGGCCCGCTTGCCCATGTCTTCCATGTTCAGCGCATCGGCCAGGTTGGACGCGAACCCGATGAACGAGCTTTTCGAGGAGAGAATCTCCGACTGCTTGCTGTCGTAGGTGTCTGTTCCCGGGGTCAGCTCCGCCAGTTCTGCCTGCAGCTTGTTCGTCTGCTGCATCTGGTAGTTCAGGTTCTTCAGGGCGGTCACCGTGGAAAGGATGGCGCTGGTCGTTCCCTGGAAGCGCGCTTTCCGGGCTTCCTCGCTGTCCTTGCCGTACTGCTCCACCGCCTGCTCGTAAGCGCTTTCCCGTTCGCTCAGGCTGCCGTCATCGTAGGCCGTCGAAAGGATGTCCATCCGGGTCTGCATCCGGCTCTGTGCACTCGAGATTGCGTCGATCTGCGCTTCGATCAGCTCCAGTTCCTGGTTCGCAATGTCCGCCTGCAGCTTGGCCGCTTCGGTCTGGGCGTCCAGCAGGTCGTTGTAGGCTTCCAGCGTCCGCAGGTCCTGTTCGCCGTACTGCGCCTTGAGGGTGTCGTACTGCTCCTGGGCGTTGGCAAGCTTCTTCTGCTTGACCTCAAGTTCGGCCGTCATGTACTCGGTTTCCCGGTTCAGCTTGTCGGTCTTCGTGGCGGTCTTGTCGTTCTCCGCCGTCCACAGGCTGTACTCTTTCTCCAGTGTGCTCAGGTTCGTGTCGTAGCGTTTCGCCACATCTTCGAACAGGTTCGTGTACTGCTCGGCCTTCAGCTTCGCAAGGCTCGTTTTCTCGCTCAGCAGGTCCGCATACGCCTGTCGGGTTTCGGTCTTGTCCTTGCCCCATTTTGAATAAAGCTCGTCGTACTTTGCCTGTGCAATGGCCACCCGGTCGGTCTGGTTCGTGATCTCCGCCGCGGCGTTCTCGGTCTTCTTCGCCAGCAGCGTGTCGGCGTCAGCCGAATACTGGTTCTCGGTCTGCCACAGCTCGTATTCGCTGTCCATGGCTTCCCGCAGGGCCTTGTTGGCCTCCAGCCGGGTCTTGTACTTCTCGGTGATCTGCTGGGCAAGAGTCTTCTTGGTTTTGCTGCTGGAGCTTTTCGCGGTCGTTCCAGTCCCGCCGGAGCTGCCGGAATTGCTGTCTTCCTGTGCTGCTTCGATCAGGTCGTCCGTGGTCAGGCCCGATCCGCTCAGCAGGGCATCGACGGGGCTCCCGCCGCCCAGCAGGTTGCCCACCAGCGTCGAGGGGTCTGTCGGTGTGACCTGCTCCAGCGCATTCTTCGCCCCGTTCAGGGCGCTCGACATCGCGCTCTGCACCTTGCCGCCAAGGTTCGGGAACAGCTCGTCGATTTTCGAGCAGATGGAATCCCACAGCGACTGGACGATGTTCCCGCCTGCTTCTTCCGCCGTCACCTCGCCTGCGGAAAGTCCGTTTTCGAGCGTTTCGGTCGTTTTGTCCGCCACATCGCCTTCTTTGGCGGCCACCTGTGTCGCCACGGCACTCAGCTTATCCACATTTCCGGCTGCAGTCTGCGTTGCTGTGTTCATGGCTGCAGCGGTCTGCCCCATTGCATCTGCCGCATTTCCGGCTGCGGTCGCCGTGCTGTCGGCAGCATCTGCATTCCCCAGCATGGCCCGCGCTGCGTCTTCCGTCAGGTAGACGACCCGTCCGTATTCGTCTGTTACGGCGATCAGGGCACCCGTCTCATTGTTTGCCGCATTGGTTGCGGTCGCGGTAGCCGCAGCGGCTTTTCCGACTTCCCCGGCATTTTCATGCATTGCCTGTGCCGAAAGCTGTGTTGCTGTTGCGTTTGCATTGGCGGCATCTGCGCTTTGATTTTGCGCCTGTGCCGTCTCCGATGCAGCTTTGCCCAGACCGAAAAGTCCGGCAAACTCTCTTGTCGGCGTTCCCTCATCGCCCAGCAGAATATCCGCCCAGTTCCGCCCCTTGTTCAATACCGAGTCAGGGCTCCAGATAAGTTCCGTTGCCTTCCTGCTCAGCCATTCGCCGGGGTTCAGCATTGCAAAAGCTTTCTCCAGGGCGCTCATCAGCTTATCAAGGATGATCGAGGCAAAATTCGCTGTGTCTTCGTCCGTGATGATCTCCCCGTTGGCAAACGCATCGGAGAACCACTGCTTCAGATTGCCCCAAAGGTCTGCCAGTGCATCTTTGATACCGGCGTGTTCGCCGTCACCCTCCCACAGAAGGTTGATACACCCAATGAGCGTGTAGTACAAAATATCAAACAACGCCACCAGCGTCGCGATGATGTACGGTGCGCCCTCGATAATGACCTCCGAGATCACACGGAGGATCGTCAGAAGTGCCTCTTTGATATCGGGTGCGGCGGTTACGATTGCTTCGCAGATCGGCCCTGCGAACTCGCTCAGGATCGCCAGGATGCCCGCCGCGATGGAGAATTTGATAAGTCCTCCCGCGAAGGTGCTGAACGCCTTTGCCAACACCACCAATGCACTGGCCAGCGTCAAAAGTCCGGCTCCGATCGCGGGGAACTGCCCGATCAGATAGCTGCTTCCAAGCACGGCCGCCATAATGCCCACCATGGCGATCACGCCGGACAACGCCTGCTGCCAGTTCAGGCTCGCAAGCCCTTTCAGTGCCGGGGTCAGCAAAAGCAGCGCCGTCGCCATGCCCACGCACGCCAACGCAATGGTCCCCAGCTTCACTGAGCTGTCCGGCAAAAGATACGTCATTCCAACGAGAATCAGCAATGCTGTGCCGAGCAATCCCAGGTTCACACAGACGCTTTCAAACGGCACATTGGCCAGCATCTGCAACGCAGCCGCTATCTCGATCAGTGCGGCCCCCATAGCCAGCATTGCCGTTGCAGCTGCTGCGTTTTCCATCGAATTTTTGCCCAGCAGATACATTGCTCCTGCCAGTTCCGCAAGCCCGACACTCATAACCACAAAGCCGTTGCCGCCGTCCGATTTTACTGCTTTCCCCATCAGTGCAGCCGCTGCGGCCATCACGGTCAATGCCGCACTTGCCGTCAGCATCGCGCTTGCCGCCTTCTTCATCCGCGTGGGGTTGAGCTTCAGTCCGGACAGCACGCCCAGCGCGACCGCAACTTCAGCGATCATGACAGCAGCACCGATAAGCCCTGTCTTCAGGCTGTCGCCAAGGCTTGCAAAAATCGCCACAGCCCCCGCCGCCATCAGCAGAGCACTTCCCATCGCGTTGATGGCGATCAGCATTCCGCCCAGCTTCACGAGATACTTGATGATCTTGTCGATCGTGTTCTCTTTTGCGCTTCCCGAAAGCTTCTGCGCAAAGCCGGATGCAACCATCAGCACGCTCATGGCGATGGCCACGCCGTTGATGGCTTTTACTGCCCCGTCAATGTCACGGCCGCTTTCTTCTGCCTTTGCCAGCGGGATCAGTGCCAGCGCGATCATATCCACGGCAGCTGCTGCGGCCACGAATCCGCTTGCTCCCGTTACGCCCCCGAGCTGCTTATTGAACAAGGCCATCAGCCCGGTCATACCCGCCAGCACTGCGGCGATGTGTCCGACTGCGTCAATGCTGTTTTCGAGCCGCCGCGCATCCATCTTTCCAAGTTTGGATACTGCACTTGTCAGCACCGCCATTCCAATGCTGATCGCGGTGACGGTTCCGAGCAGCTTTGCTGTATCCAGTCCGGTCAGGTCTGCTTTTCCCAGCACGCGCAGAGCCACCACCATACCGAACAATGTCGTCAGAACGCTTACAAGTGCCTGCACGGCCATTACCGGGTTGTCGATTCTGCTCAGCAAATACATACTTGCGCTGATAATGCCGACTGCCGTCGCAATGCCTTTCGCCGTAGAGACAAAATTGTTCGTCGTGTGCTCTTTTGTCCAGGCGTCTACCGCGCCCTTCATGCTGGTCAGCAGATCGGTCAGCGGATTCGCGATTATTTTCTTCATCGAACTGTTCAGGCTGCTCAGCGCCTTTGCAACTCCATAGATACCCAGCGCCAGCGCGCCCACATCCAGCAGAGCCAGCAGCCGGTAAAGGTCCACGCCGTCCTGCAGGTTAAAGAAGCCTTTCACGGCATCCAGTGCTTTCTGGCACGCCGAGCTGATGGTGCTCATCACGCTGCCAAGCGTCCCGCCGAAATCTTTCAGGGCTTCGCCTGCCTTTTCGGGGATGCTCAGCACCGCGTCGCGGATAGTTTCCAGCATCGGAACGTGACTTTCTTTGAAAGCCTCGACCGTCCGCCCCGCGTCCTGAAAACCGGAGAATGCACTGCCGATCACCGCGCCGATGCCGTCAAAGGCGAGCGTAAGGATGCCCCCAAGCACCGTCACCGCTTTCCCGATGATGCCGCTGGCCGAAATGCTTCCTATTTTGAATTTCTCCAGCACCCCGCCCACGGCATTCACCACAGCGGCAAAACCGCCGAACTGCTGCTTTGCGTCTTCCACACTTCCACCGCGCACGATGCTGCGGAAACCGCTCAGCACCTCGCCGATGGGGCTCACCAGTGCACCAATGGCACCCACCAGAATCGCCAGCACATCGGTCAGGCTCTCCGCCTTTCCCATGCTCTGGTCTGCCCAGGCCAGCACTTCGCCGATCCGGGAGCCGATGCCCAGCAGCAGGTCGGTCACCGGGCTCAGGATGTCCAGCACTTTTTCAAGGATCGCAAAGGCCGTCTTCACCGTCACTTTCACTGCCTTGAATCCGATGTTCAGCACACTGAAGAATCCCTTAAAGACCTTCTGCACTTTCTGCGCCGCGGCTTCGCTCAGCTGCATTTTCCCGGTCAGCTCGTCAAACCCCTTCAAAAAATTGTACAGCGGGCTGCCGTCGGTCATGAACACCTCGCCAAACGCCCCGCGGATGGGCTCCAGCACGCTGTTGATGCCGTCCAGAATGTTCAGGATCCCGTTAAAAAAGTGCTCCCGGCCCGAAAGCTGGTTCATCTTGCCCGAGAATTCGTCCAGATCGACGCTTCCATTTTGAATTTTCTCCGCCATCGCGGCGTAAGCGTCAGCCAGCTTCTTCACGCCTTCCCGGCTGAGGTTGTTCTTTTTCAGTTCTGCGTCGCTCAGCTCCAACAGCTTTGCATAGCCGTCCGCCGAGTCGTCGATCACGCTCTCCAGCTGCTGTGCCGTCACGCCGCTTTCTTCCAAAGCCTTCTGGAAGCTTCCGGCGTCGTCAATGGCATCCTGTGTCAACAGTCCCGTCTTCACAAGGCTCTTTTCCAGCAGCTGTGTGTAGTTGTCGCCCGCGTTTCCGAATCCGTCCGTCCCCAGCAGCTGGTCAAGGCCGGAGTCAAAGGCGCTTTTCAGCCAGTTGTTCCGCCCTGCCGCGCCGCCTGCGAACATGGTCCAGAATTCTTCCGCCAGGTCGCTCCAGAAGCCCTTTGCCTCCTCATAGTTGCCGAACAGGATGTCAAAGGTCTCCATCCAGCCGGAACTCACGGCGTCCTTCGTTGCGTCCACCGCTTCGGAAAAGCTCTTTGCTTCCTGCGCGGCTTTGAATGCTTTCACCGATACTTCGTCGTACTGGTCAGCCAGTGCTTCAATGGCCTGCGTCGCCAGCATTCCGGGGTTCGCGTCCACCATCTCCTTCACGGCGTTGCTGAACTCCGCATACTTGCCAAAGGCGGTCTCCATCACTTCTTTGTCGGCCCACTTCTTCTGCAAGCTGTTGTCAAAGGTGCCGGTGGTCACAGCGCCTTTCTTGATCTTGCCAAGCTCCACGCCGGTGTCGATGAGCAGCTGTTTCAGCTGCTGGCTGGCCACGCCTGCCTGTTCCACGCTTTTCCAGTCGATCAGCTGGATGGCACCGGTGCCGTAGCTCTGCGCCAGATTGTAGATCACCCGCTGGAACTCAGCCGCACCCTTGCCCGCATAGGCCGTGGCGTTTGCCATACCCATGATCATCGGGATCATTTTCTCAATGCCGCCGCCCGCCGCCGTCAGGGTCGAAAGGGCGCTCGTCATGTCCGTAAAGCCGTAGCTGGTCTCGTCCGAGAACCACATCAGCTTTTCGAGGTAAGAGTTCACTTTCGTGATGCTCTTGCCCGTTGCGTTCATGATGGTCTGGACGCTGGCAGTCTTCTGGGCGTATTTGTTCCAGCCGCTGGTCACCTGGTCGATGGAAAGGCTCTTTACCAGCTTTTCTCCGGTGTCCATGGCCTGGTTCGTGATGCGCATCAATGCGGTCACGCCCATCACTTCCACCGCCGAGAACTTGCTGTTCAGGCTTTCCAGTGCACTCTGCATCTTGTCAAAGTCCACTTTTGCCGATGCGTCTTCAATTTTCTCAAAGCTTTTCTCGGCACCTTCCAGCTTCAGGCTTTCGTTCAGCGCGTTCAGGGTCTTGATGCTCTGCCGGGTATTCCGTTCGAACTGCGCGTTGTCGAACCGCATTTCTACCACGCGCTCGTCAATTTCCTGACTCAAAGGCTCTTTACCTCCTTCCACAGTTCATCGGCCAGAGCACAAAAAACAGGACCCAGCGCAGGGTTGATGTAGTCCACACCCTGCACATAGGCTCCGTTTCTTGTTCCGTGTCCGTATTGTAAAATGACCGCGATCGGCACGCCGTCCACGATGTTCGCGTTTTTCCAGCAAAGGGTCGCCCCGGTCTTGTCCATTTTGATTTCGTAGCTCCAGCTCGCCGCTGTCTTTCCGGTTGCTTTCGGTGTGGCTTCGTACAGCCGCTCCACCCCAAGCTTCCCATATTTTTCCAGGATGGGCTTTACGCCCCAGCTTTTCACATGACTGAAAAAGGTCAGGCTTTTCTTAAAGTCGCCCTTCTGCCGGATGGTAAGTACCTTGCTCAAAAGTCCTCACCCCCTCGAGTGCATCTTTGCCCGCCGCTGAGCGTTCAGTGCTCGGATGTGTGCGGCCTGTTCCCGCTTGCCCATCTTCTCGGGCGGCATGTTTTCTTCTCCGCAGGCCCGGATCAGCGCCAGAAGCCGGTTCAGGTGCCACTTTTCACAGCTGAAGGGGATGCCGTAACTCGCCATTGCTGCGTAAAAGGTCTCGGCGCTCTGGTAGCGGGCCCGTTTCTTCCCGTTTTTGCGCTCCTTGAAGGTCGCTGCGCTCATCGGGTCCGCCATATATCGTTGAATGGCCGCCATGTTCTCCCGCGTCAGCCGGTCGTAGACACTGGGGTCTACACCCTGTGTCAGGGTCATGCACCGGATGTAATCCAGTGTTTCTTCCTGTGTCTTCGGCTTTGACGGGTCGAGCCAGGCCTTATGCCACTTGCTTTCCCATTTGGACAGGGAGAGCAGGCTGTGCTCCAGCCGCAGAACAGCGGGCTTGTCGTAGACAAATACATTGTTCCGGGCGTCCCAGCGCTCGTCGCCGGGGATCTTGATCTCAAGCATCCTTCCACTCTCCCTGTTTTTTTCAAATGCGTGCCTTTTTCAGGCAAAAAATAAAAGGCTAACCGGAAATTTCCCGATTAGCCTTTATGTGTTCATTCCTCTAAACAAAGCTCGCCCTTCGGGAGAGCTCCGCGACGCGCCGACCATTGTCGGACGGAGCGGTGAGAGGGTTCGTTTAGCCCAGCGTCAGGGCCGGTGCTGCATTCTGGGTCGCTGCCATCTCCATGGCAGGGTTCCGGTTCTGCGCATTCGCACTGACCTGGATCAGGGCGTTCACGAACTTGGTGGCGGCAGCCGTATCGGTCACAAGCTCCATGTAAATGATGCTGTAGGCCGGGCTTGCCACAAATTCGGCGGTGTTGGCCTCGTTCTTCACAAACAGGCGGCCGTCCAGGCTTTTCTTGCCGTAGCTGCGCAGCAGAATGTCCTTGAACAGCTTCACCAGCTCCAGCTGGCTCTTTGCGGCGACGATCTTCTCAATGTAGCCGCGCATGCCGCCTTTCACGCTCAGCTGCATCTCGGTGATCTCCGCTTCGCTCAGGTTGAAGTAGAAATCCTCGGTGCGTTCGGTGCCGTCGTAGTCGGTGTAGGTAATGGTTTTCTTAACCATGATGGTTTCTCCTTTACTTCATTTTGAATTTTTCCGGGCTTACGCAGCAGCCTTCACTGCGGCCAGCAACTCGTCCGGGCTGGGCAGAGTTGCCTCGGCGCTCTCGGTGCCGTACAGCAGGTCTTCCACAGCCTTCATCTGCTTTGCGGTCAGCTCGGTGCTGTCGAACTCGGCCACAGCGGAAGGCTTGAGGTCGGCAATGTTCACGGGAACGGTGTCGCACTCCCAGCTGAAGGTCTCGGCATCCGGGCTGTCGTTCATGGTCTCATGGGTCTTTTCCGCAGGCTTTGCGGTGGCGTTCCACACCACATGGATGATATAGCCCTTGTCCGGGTCCTCGTCGGTGCCCACCTTGGTCTGCCAGCTGAAGCCAAAGCTCTTGCGCTTCTGCTGGCCGATGCGCACACCCTTGACCGGGGTCGACAGGCCGTCGCAGGGCTCGAACTCCTCAGGGTACATGTACGCCTCAATGGTAAAGCTGTAATCCTCGCCGGAGATCAGGCGTGCATACTTCATGTTGTCGGCCCACAGGTCAGTGGGCTCTGCGCCGCTGGGGCTCTCGGTCACGCCGGTCAGGCCGTTCCAGCCCGCGCCGTTCTTGTAACCTTCGTCATCTGCCTTGGGGTAAACCACGCCATGCGAAACACCGGCATGGAACTTGCGCTTGCCGTCTTCATCCCACTTGATTTTTGCCATAGGTTTTGTCCTCCTTTATAAATAGGTGTCAGTACCACACGCTGAATACGTCGTGGTATAAGTTGTCCGAAATAAATTGGCGGTCATGAGAAGCCTTTGCAAGCTCGCCCATGGCCGCCGTCATTTCGCTGTCCGGTTTCGTGTCGATCACTGTCACGGTGTAATGAAAGGTCTGCCAGTATACCCGGTCGTCCGCATCCCTGTTGCGAATTTTGGGAAGTTCGTAGCAGATGCAGGGGTACTTCATCCGCAGGTTTGCAGGCGGCCGGTAGTAGACGTTTTCACTGCCGCACCGTTTCTTCACGATGGCACGCAGGTACTTGTCCAGTGCCATCCGCCGTTCACTGAGCTTCACTGCCATGGTACAGCCCTCCCAGTGTCAGGGTCAGGCGCGGGTAGTCCACTGTCACGTCCGTCACCTTCCACTTTCCGCCGTAAAGCGTCGCATACCGGAGATTGCAAAAGTGCTCCTGAACATACGGGTCGGCGATGACGCTTAACGTGTTCGCAAGGCTGATATCATCGTTCACCTTGTCGCCGGACTGGATTCTGCGCGTGTTCCGCACAAGATCGCCGTAACAGTCACGCTCTGTCACAATCTCCGAGTAGACACTCGGCTCTGTCTCCTGGGTCCCCAGCTTTCCAAACCACTTGCTCATAGCGCACCTTCACTCCATTTTGATTAGTTTATACTAACCTCAAAGCCTGAAGAATCAGGCCTTGGCGGTGTAGGTCACAGCAGTCTTGCCGTCGTAGGTCACAAAGCCTGCGCTGGTCTTTGCCACCGCCTGGCACAGCTCGGTGCCGTTATCGATCATCAGTCGGCCCAGCTTAAAGGCCTTCTCGCAGTCTTCCTGCGCAGCCTCGGTCTTGTGGTCGGCATCCTCGTACAGCTTGCCCTCATTTGCGTAGGCAATGTAGTTTGCCACATGCAGGTCATAGCCGGTCTCGTAACAGGGTTTCAGCATATCGGTTTACCTCCTTTTTAAGCAGCCCACTCAATGGCCATAGCGCTGTAGGGGCTGGTCAGTGCACCGGAGCAGCGGGTCTCGATCAGGTACTTCTGTGCATTGAAGTCGATGTCAAAATCATCGAACATGCTCACGGCACCGCCCTTGTCCGCACCCACGGTGTAGTCGGCCAGGTTCACGATCACGGCAGCCAGATTGCCGCCCTTGGCACCCTTGCGGCCTTCCATTTCGGGAATGGTCACGATCTTGGCAACGCGCAGCTTGCGGGCCAGTGCGGCCTCGTCCGTGTACAGCGGGCGGCCCATGCCGTCTTCCAGCAGCAGCATCTCGGTCAGGGCATCCTCAGTGGTAAACATGGTCGGGGTGCCGCTGCCGCGGTAGTCCTTGCGGGCACGGATGGCCTGCTTGATAAAGGCCTTGTACTTGTCCTCCACGGTGGTCATGCCGGTGGTCTTCACCTGTACCTTGATGGTAAACAGGTCGGCATCGTTGAACACCGGGCGGATGCAGTTCTCGTCGATCTTGTCGCGGCTTGCTGCCATGCGGCCATCGCCCAGAATGTAGGCCAGTGCCAGCTCACGGTTCAGCTTGTAGCGCATCTCGTTGCGCAGCCATGCCACCACGTCAAAGCTGGTAATGTCGATCACGTCGTCGCGATCCAGCTCCTGCTTCTTGTACACCGTGGTCGGGCCGGTGGAGCGGCGCAGCAGGCCGAATACCTCTTCGGTCTTGTAGTTGCCCTTCAGGTAGCCCTTGGCACGTGCATCGTCCTCGGTCAGGTCCGCAAACAGGCTCTTGAAGCGGCTGAACGGGATGTGCTTCACGCCGCCCATTACCACGCTCACCCAGTCGTCAGGCTTGTCAATGATGCGGGGCGGGGTGTCCAGCGGGCGATCTTCCGGGAACAGCCAGTCGATGTTGTCAATGCCGTGGCACAGGGCGTTCAATTCGCTGTCCTCAATGCCGGCATTTGCAAAAGCAGCCTTCATAGTGCCGCAGGTCTTGGCGGTCTTCACCACCTTGTTGATCTCGTCAATGCTGTGCTTCAGCACGCCCTGGTCCTTGTCGTTGTCAAAAACATTGTGCTTCACGGTTTCGTCCTCCTTGTCTTCATCATCCTTGTCGTTGTTGGCCTCTGCATTGGGGTCGTCTTCGTCAAGGCCTTTTTTTGCCATGCCCACCAGTGCGCAGCAGCACTCCTGCTGTTCGGGGGTCATGCTGTTGTACACTTCTTCCAGCGTCTTACCGCCTGCCTGTGCCATGTTGTCTTCCTCCTCGCCCAAAGGGTTGTCATCGGGGTCAAGTCCGTGCTTCAGGCTCAGACCCCCATCGGTATAGATAAAGGCTTCTTCGCCTTCCTCTGCGTTGTAATCCGCGCTGTGCTCCACGATCTCGTCGATCAGTGCACCCGGGTTGCAGCCCGCCAGCACCAGGCTCAGCTCCCGGATCACGCCATGCATCACGGTGTTTCCGGCCTTCTTCAAACCGTTTGCAAAGATGCTCATGGCGTCAATGTCGCCGCTGCGCACGGCTTCCAGCGCACTCTGGCCGCTTGGGCTGTCGTTCATCTTCACATAGGCATAAACGCCGTCTTTCCGGTTCTGCAAAAGCGCGTGGCCCAGCACATGCTCCGGGTCCGAGTGGTCGTGGTTCCACACCACCGGCACCTTTCGCCCATCGTCGCCCTTGAAGGCGTCCGGTGCGATGGTCAGCCCATCGTAGCACAGGGTGTTCGCCTTGGTCGCATAGCCGGAAAAATCGTAGTCGAATTTCTTCGCCATTTTGATTTCTTAAACCTCCTTCCTCTCAAGATTCCGTTAAGAATCTTTCTCCCTTGCCAAAAGCCGGTCCACAGTCTCCTTGCCGCCCGCCATGGCGGTGGGGTTCTGTATCTGGTCCGTGCTCTGGTTCAGGTTCTTGTTGCTCAGCTCGTCCGCCCGCGGGTCCTTCGAGGGTTTCAGACCAATGGCCTGCCGGAACTCGTTGGAGCTCATGATCTCATTGCGGGTAAACTTGTCTGCCATCTCGGCCACCGTGCCAATGGGTGCCAGCTTGAACGGATCCCGGAAGAACAAAATGCTCTGCCGCTGGCCGCGGGCGGTCTTGGTCAGGAACTTCCGCTTCATCTCGTCCACGATCGCGCTGACGATTGGCTCCACGATCCGGTTGTAGTAGTTGGTCATCGCCGCCTCGTCTGCCGTCCCGTTCATGATCTCGAGGGTAATACCCAATTGACTGTAAAACATGTTCGTCAGGTATTCGATCTGCTTCAGAAGGTTGTTTTCAAGGCTGCGGTTCAGCTGCGTCACCCGCTCGGTGCCGTCCGTCCACGCAATTCCGTATTTCGAGTCGCGAAGCTGGTCTTCGATCTCCTGTCGGCGCTTGTTGGCCTGCTCCCGGCGTGCGTCGCTTTTCACAACGTAGGGCAGCTGAATGATCAGGTCCAGCTTCCCTGCACCTGCCTGCTCGTCCACCACGTCGAGTAAGCTCAGCTTGCGGATCAGGCGCTGCATCGTGCTGTTCGGCTCGTTCATGATGGCGTAGAATGGGTTCTCGATCAGAGCCACAGTCTTTTTCGGCAGGACCAGCTCCTCTTTCTGCCCGGTCTTGTCGTTGTAAAGCCGCACCCGCACATGCTCGGGATACCATTCCAGCACTTTGCCCACCCGCATGGAGTAGATTTTGTAGCTGTCGCTCCGGCTGGGGTCGTAATTCGTTTCCACCGGCACCACGGCCACCACGCCTTCGTCCAGCATGCTCATCACAATGTCCTGCACAAGCCCCCGGCCCGTCTGGTCCAGATTTGCTTCGAGGTTCAGGCAAGAATTAAGGCCCGAGTCGATGACCGAATCAAATCGGCCATTTTCGTCGAGCCTTACATGCTGTATCGTGATGGCGCTGCAGTCCATCGAGATGCGGTTGTATACGCTGGTCACAAAGGTGCGTTCGTTCCCCCGCGTCAGCCGCACCCGGTCAGGCCGGTAACTGTACCCGCCTGCATACCCTCCAAAGTTCCGGGGAGGGTCCCGGTTCAGAAAAGCGTTCCAGGCGTGCTTCAGCCGGGAACCAAAACTCATTTCTGTTTCCATTTTGATTTTCCTTCCTTTAAGAAAGGCTCTCCCCCCTCGGGAGAGCTCCGTCATAGCTCTGGCGCAGCCAGACTGTGGCGGTGAGAGAGTTCCTCCCGGTATCAGCTGTCTTTCTTCTTGTCGGTGTTCTGTCCGCCCACGCTGCCCGTGGCCATCGCGTTCGCAAGGTCTGGGTTGCCCAGAATGTTCGTCACCGCCTGTTTTCCGGCGTACAGCATGGCACCTTTCATCATGGTGGAAAGCGCCTGCTGCCCTGCCGTGTTGAACACGGTCTTCACGAAGGTCTGCCCGCCGTTGATCTCCTTCTTCAGGCTTTTCACGTCCCGCTGCAGCTGCAAGCGTTCCCGCTGCAGTTTCAGCTCCCGGTTCGGGTCGTCCTCGCGCACGTTCGTCTGGCCGGAAAGGTCACGGTACTGCTTCTCCATCTGCATCCGGTTGATCTGGGCCCGCAGCTCCTCGTCCGAGTAGTCGCCGACTTTCTTCTTCGACACCTTCGGAGCATACTCCGTCACTTCGGTCCCAGTGTTTGCGCCGTCTGCACCATCTTCGCCGTAGTGCTTCTTTCCGGCAGTGGTCAGGGTGCCGTCCTTGTTCTGGTAGCGGCGTACGCCCCACTTCATACCCTTGATGCCCCAGTGCCAGAGTTCATCCTGTCGTCTCATCTCATCCCTCCCTTCTGCGTTTTTTCATCTTCTTTTACTTTTTATTGCTTTTATCCCCATTTCCGTGCTATACTGTTTCTGTTAGCAATTGTTGTGAGGAAAGGGAAATCCTATATGTGGACTGCTAAATGCCCCAAGTGCGGAGCAAAGCTTCAGTTTGAAGACCATACCGTTCAAATCATTCGGTGTCCCTCTTGCGGTGTACAGGTTCGCGTAAACGTTAATGTGAACTATAGTTACTCTAAATCGGAGCACACTGAACACATCGTCGATGATGCAAAAATCAAAGCGGCCGAAAATGCAAGCCGTGTCATTGATCTTTTTGCTTCGCCCATTGAAGAACGCCGTGTCAAAAAGAAGGCAGAAGAAGAACGTATACAACGTGAAGCCGAGGAAGCTGAGCGCCGCCGTAAAGAACAGGAAGCCCGGGATGCGGAAGAAGACCGCATTTACCAGGAATGGGCGTCTGCTCAACGGGAAAAACATGCTCGTCAGGCCGGTCGCACAATCGCCAAAGGCATCAATTACTACCGTGCAAATAAGAAAAAATGCCTTATCAGCGCGGTTCTGATCGTTGCAGTTTTGGTTGGCGGTGGCATCTACGGGTCTGCTGCGCATAAGCGCTCACAGGAACTTGCGGTCCATCAGGCAGAACTTGCCCGTCTGAAAGACGAGGAAATCGCCGCATCGCACCTTGCCATGGGCGAAGTGAAAATGCCGGACTTTTCCGAGGATGACGATGCCAGAGATATTATCAAAGCCCTGAAAGATGCAGGCTTTACCAATGTGGTCGATCAACCAAAGCATGACCTCATCCTCGGCAACAATCACTCTCAGTACGAGATCATCGAAGTCACCGTTGACGGCGCGCCGTCTTTCACGAGGGGTGAATGGTACCAGCTTGATACAGAAATCGTGGTTTCCTATCACGATTACATTTTCGGATGACCCGGAAAGGAGTTTTTTATGCCAAAAGAACTTTCCATAACCCCTGACGAAAAATTTATGCTGCATTTGCTTGATACTGGCATGTGCGATGGTGTTGTCGGGAGACCGTACAAAACCGCAAATGGTTACATCATTTCTTATGGAATAACCTGTGGTGTTCCAGAGAAATACATATCACATCCCAATAAGATTGGTTATCAGAACCCTCGTCCTGTCCAACGTTATAAAACAGATGGTCAACGACTCGTTTTTCTCATGAAATTCGGCCATTACATGCCTGATGAAATTTTTCAGGAGTACAGTAAAGCGTCCGGCATGGCAATAACTCTACCAAAATCTCCGCGTGAACTTGCTGAAGAAGCCAAAGCTAAGGAAGTTGAGGCACTTCCGCCTAAAACTGAAACCGAACTTCGTCTTCTAAGGCGATTGTCGGCTGGCGAGTTCGATGGCTCAATCAATCATGGCTGGATTGTAAAAGGCGGATCTTGGCATTGGTGTGTAATAGAAAATGGTATCCCAATTCAATATAGCCAGGCTAAGGATTCCAAATTCTTTAACAATAAAGAAACTGAAACCATCGAAGCTGCTCCAAAAGTCTATAAGAAATATCTTACTGATGATGAAAAGCTTGAGTTCTTCCGAAAGTTCGGCAGAGATATGGAAGATGATGAAGCGTTCAACTACTCTTGGAGGGCTCGTCAAAAGCGGTATAATTTATACTAATCACTCAAACGCATCCCGGTTCACCTTATAAGCTACATACGCATCCATCATAGCGGCAACCGCATCGATCTTCTGGTCATATCGTTGTTTCAGAAGCTTGCGGTTGCCGTTTGTGTCTTCCAAGGTAATGCAGTTGCCCATGGCAAATTGCATCAGCGCTTCGTCAAACAGCAGTTTCCGCTGTTCGCTCAGCTTCTTCAGCTCACCCAGCGGTACACTCTCCGTCTTTGCGCCCTGAATCACCTTCTCGATGGCATACTCGCCGTTTTCCCGCGCCCACCGCTCCACAAAGTCCTTTGCGTTGTAGGGGTCGTAGCCAAAGGCACGCACGTCGTACCCGCTGTTCTCGATGAAGGCGTCCAGGTCGTCGTACACTTCCATCATGTCCAGCACCGTGCCTTCCATGATGACCAGTGTCCCCTCCCGCATGAACTCGTCATACTTCTGGCGCATGGCCTGTGGTAGTTTCGAGAGGGTGTAGCTCGTGATGTAGTCCCGTGTCTTCACGCCGAAATATCCGTGCTCCATCGGAAACAGGAAGGTAAAGGCGCAGAAGTCGTCGCCTTGGCTAAGGTCCGCCCCCATGGCACAGGCCATCTGCCAGAAGTCCCGGTGCCGGTGTGGCAGGGTCTCCTCGTAGGGGAAGAAGTAGGTGTAACCTTCCATCGGGATGCCGAAGCGTTTGGCCAGAATGTCGTTCCGGCTTGCCGGTGCTTTTTCGGCGCGGTCCACGTCCAGCTGGTAGGCTTCGTAACTCACGGTCAGCCCCAGGTTCGGGTTCGCCTTCACCCACATCGACGGGTCGTTCACTTCTTCAATGCTGTCCAGCTTGTAGTACCAGATGGACACATGCGGGTTGACGTAATCCCCTTTCAGGATGCTCATCAATTCCATTTTGATGGAGTCGCCGCAGCCGTTGCGCACCGTGCCCTCGCTGCTGGTCGCCACGATCAGGTAGTCGTTCACCTTCGAACTGCCCTGCTCGATGGCACCAATGGGGTCTTCCCGGATGGGGCAGCTGAGCCACTCGTCTACTGTTGCCACCTTGTCTCTCCGGCCCTGCAGCTTGTCGATGCTCATGGGGCGGATCTCCAAAAGGCTGTTGGTCAGGAAGTTTTCGATGCCCTTCTTCGTGCTGGCCAGCTTCACCCTGCCGGAAGCAGCACCCGTCGTGTTCTGCAAACTGCCTTCCGTCATAAAACGATAAAGAGGTCCTCTCGCCCGCGCGATCGCTGTGCGCACCGGTGAGAGGACTTCTTCTGCCTGTTTCATGGTGGGCGCTGTGGTGATCTGCTGGGTGGTGTACCCGTCTACGGAAAGGAAGTATTGCTGGATGCAGCTGTCGTACATGCTCTTTGCCGCACCGCGCGCCACGATCAGGTACTGCTTTCGCACCAATCGGTGCTTGATGCGCTTCTGCTCGTAGTGGCCGCCGTGTCCGTCCGGGTTTGGTTTGTATACCGTGCGTTCCTCAAAGTAGTACCACCCGAAGATCTGCTCTGCCCACAGCTTGAAAGTCTCCAGCAGTTTCAGGTCCGTGCCATCCGTCAGGGTCAGCTCCCGTTCGCAGAATTTCACAAAGCCGTCCATGGCCTTATCGTCATAGTAAACGCCCGGGTTCGCGATCAGGTCGTCGATCCGGTTCATCTCCATGCTGATCTCTCCGCAAACGGGAATTTCCCCGCGCATCACGGCCTCCCGGAACCGGCCGTAGTAGATCGGCGTTGCCGTGTTCGAGAGTGCCATTTTGAATTTTTCCTTTCAAAGGTTCACAGAAGTTTTAGTTTCGCTTATTCGCCAATAATGATTCCATCTTCAATGAGCGCATCAGGATTCATGACAACACACGGCACAACACCAATTACATCTGTTGGCGAGCAGGTCGTAATCGCTCCGCTTGCGTCAATGGAAAATTCGGATTGTGCATCTGATGTTACGGTTCTTGTTCTCCATGCTGCGGGCGTTCCGCTCTGTTTCAAGGTGAGTGTTGCCGAGGAGCCATCATAGTAGCCGAGATTTGAGCCATCTTTGTAGGGACTCAGGCTTTCTGCCCCGCCAAGCTCAAAGATACTTGGCAAAAACACCTTGCGGGAAAGCCCGTTTTCTTTTATCTGCACTTTCCAGCTTCCGTCTTCCTGCTTTTTCGTGTAGGGAATCTTGACTTCCTTAATGTACTTTGCGGCGTTTCCGCCTTTGTCAATTCGCCCAAGGAATGTACCGTTCAGGTATGTATCAATGACCCCACCAGCATATTGGCAGTCGTTTCCGTTGGCTCGTGTGGAGTAAATCGTGTTCAGTACCAGCCACACACCATTGCAGCTCTCATCGTAAAGGTCTGGATTTGGGTTTCCTTTGTAAGCAACTCTCCATACTCGTTTATTCCCGTTGATGTCCATCTTGATGGTACTTCCAACACTGAGCCATCCAAGCGGCGTGCGATGGTCATCTGCTCCAATAATGTGCCCAGTGTCGTCCACCAGCACGTCCTGCTGCAAAATCATGCAGGGGCGGACGCCGTTATACTGCGACCGCGAAAAACTCTCATAATCGCCATGCTCGTTGGTACACCAGACATTATTATCAAACATACCAAATGGCGTTCGCGACCACCATGCAGTACTCTCGCCGTTGAAGTAAGCTTCTCTGCTGTGACCATTGAAATAGCTAAGTTTTGCGCCTTCGATTGGCATCTTGACGGCCGCGCCGCCAACAAAGCCAACCTCCGTCATGGATAGCAAAAAGACCCATGCCCGCAAATCTCCGCTGGATGCGGTAAAGGTATTGTTTTTGGCTATATACGGTATTGTAGCTACTTTTATCAGACTCCTGATTCTTTCGTCAACAGCCTCATAAAATGTCGTATTGAGATAGTTCAAAATCGAGGCATTGATAAACAGATTGGTACTGCCAAACTGCATGACGGTATAAAGGTCTTCAAGTAACAGCCATGTTCCGTTGCAGCTTGCGTCATACATACTGCCGGGCAGGCCCTGGTGCACCACCAGCCAGGTGTAGTCCGTGCCGCCCACTGCAATCTTGACAGTACTGCCCACAGCCAGATTACCCAGCGGTGTGCCGCGCTGGTACCACAGCCTTGCCATGCCGCCAATCAGGGCGTATGCCTTGTCCGCTGTGCGTGCCGCGCCGCCCGCGATGGTGCGCAGGGACTCGACCTTTTTGCGGCTGCCCCCGGTCAGGATGTATCCGCTCATGGTCAGCCCTCCTCCGGCACGCTGTCCGCGTCCACCAGCACCGGCGGCTCTGCGGTGTCGGTTGTATCAGTGCCGCCGGTCTCGTCTGCTGGCATGTGGATGTCCGTGTCGTCCACCGCCTCGTCTGATGCAGCATCCTTGTAGACGATCCACAGTGTTCCGTCCGGGTACGCGCTCAGGTCTGCGGGCGGCTCTGCGGTACTTGTCACGATGTTGGCACTCAGCGTGCCGTCTGCCGCCACGCTCAGACCGCCGCCCACCTTAACGCCACCTAGAACGGAAGCAGTGGCGGGGCGAAGGGGCATGTACTGCTCAAGCAGCTTCCTGATCTGGTCCTGCGTCAGGTAGTCTGACAGGTCCACCTCTTTGCGGGTATCGACCCACGCGCCGGTGTCACCGTCCCACGTCCAGATTGTGTCTGTAGTACCCACGACCGCCCACCAGCCGTTTTCGCCCACCGGCACAGCGGCTTTGAGGGCTTCCGGCGTGGCGTACCAGCCCTGTGCACCGATGGTGATGGTGCGCACCTGCTCGAAATACTCTTTGGTCCCTTGCAGGTTTTTGGCAGACTCCGTCTCAGACGCTTTGGCATTGCTCTCACTGGCCTTTGCTGCGGTGGCACTGTTGGCCGCGTTGGTTGCAGAGTTGCCCGCAGCCGTTTTGGAGCTCTCTGCCGATTTGGCATACGCGTCCATCTGCTGCAGCACGGTCCCGGCATGAACGGTCAGTTCGTTCTTCAGCTTGCTCAGGAAGTCTACGATCTGCGGCTGGTTGCCTTCCACGTCCACTTCCAGGCCTTCCAGCACGCTTGCCGCGCCAAGGGTCGTGTGATACGCCTTCTGCACCACGTCGCTGCTGTCGGTTGTGAAGCAGTTCACCACAAAGAGCACGGTGCCCTTCGTCATCACGGCATCTGCGGCCACCACCCAGACAAAGCTGAAGGTGTCCGTGTCCACGGTCTTCTCACTTACCGTGAAGTAATTCACCTCACCATCCGCATTTTGATAATTGATTCGGATCTGAAAGCTCGAAAGGTCGCTCCCGTGATAGTATCGGTTCATGCGGAAGCGTACCCGGTTCACGTCCTTGTCGCCTTCCACGCCCAGCACGACGCCCCGCTCGGGGACGGTGATGATGCGCAGATGTTCGTCAATGAGAAACGAAAGCTCGTCGTCGCTCTCGGTCGTTTCCGCCGCCAGCAGTTCGTCTACCGTCGCCATTCCATCCCCCTCTTTCAGTTTTCGTCGCCGCCAAGCCCTTCCAGACTTGTTCCGGTCCCAATGGTCGTTCCGAATGCCTGTTCAATGGTGCCGTCAGCATCCTTTTTCACACAATATACCGTACCTTTCGACGACACCACGTCTTTACCAACCACCCAGGTGAACCGTACAGCATCCTCGCTCACGGTCTTGTCGCTGGTCGGGGCAATGCCGCGTTCACCTTCAGCGTTGTCGTAATGTACCTCGATGGCAAAATCCGAAAGGTCGGTCCCACGGTAGTAGCGCGGCATCCGAAAGCGCACCAGATTCACGTCTTTGTCGCCTTCTACACCCAGCACTGTCCCGCGCTCCGGCACCGAAATGAGCCGGAAGTCCTTGTCAATGACAAAGCACAGTTCTTCTTCCTCCCGGTTCGGCTCGGCCATGTTGGCCAGCACATCTTCCACACTTGCCATCACGTCACCTGCTCGATCAGTACCGGGTTTGTCTTCATGCGGGTCTTGCCGGTCTGGCCAATCAGCTGCACCTTGAAGCTCCTACCGTCGGTCACTTCGTCCGGCACCATGCACTCAAAGTCCGCGTTCACAGCCATGGCGTATTCGTCGTTGAACACCAGCACCTTCTTGGCGTAGAGCCAGTCATTGTCCGCGATCTTCAGCCGACAGCGCAGATATCCCTTGCTCCCGGAGATGATGCCGCCAAAGTCGCCGTCCTTGCGCAGGGTCTGCCCCTCGACGGTAAATGGCAAAGTTCGCATTACTTCTCCTCCTTGTCGCACATCACATACAGCCGCCATTCCAGTTCGCTGATAAGGTTTTTGGTGGCTTCCATGATCGAGCTCGACTGTGGCGGGTCAAACAGCATCCGCACCTTCAGCGCCACATAGCTTCTCACCGCCTCAATGTCCGGGCAGTCGGCCATGTATTGGCTCCACGTCGCCGTCGCATCGCTGATGGAAAACCCGTCCGCCGGGCCCACGCCCATCTGCCGCAGGATCATCAGCACACTGTTGATATGCATGATAAGGTCCGGGTCAAATGCCGTATACTCCTCGGTCAGGCCAAGGAGCTTCTTTACCGAGGTCAGTATACTGTCCATTGTTTTATCTCCTTAGTCCACGATGCACACGTTGTCCCACTTCTTGTAGGCATCCAGATAGGTCTCGCCCTTGTCGCCGTTGTGAGTCACTTCGTAGTACATGCCGTCAGCCACGGTAGTGCTCACCAGCGCTTTCCAGTTCTGCAAAGTCTTCGAGAACCAGACGACATAAACATCGTTCAGGGTCAGCTTCATGCCGCTGGTCGGGTCCGCGTGCTCATTAAAGTAGTCTGCCACCAGCTGTCGTGCATAGATCATAAAATCGCTCTTGTTCATTTTGAATTTTCTCCTTTTCAAAAGAAAAAGCGCACCAGCTGTTAAGCCAGTGCGCTTTTGTTGAAAAATCAATTATTATTCTGAAGCCATTCACAAAAATCGGAAAAAGCAGTATTCATCAATTGCGTATCCATTCGCGCCAGCGCATTAAAGAAAATACGCTTTTCCTGCATTTTAGCCTCATCTATCTTGTAAAGATGAGCTGATTCATAGATTATCCCGCAATCCTTCAAATAGCTTAAGATTTGACGCTTTATTGTACTGTTTCCAACAGTTACAAATTCAATTCGCTCTGCAGATTTAGCCAGCGTATCCTTTCTGTGAGTTCTAAACTCAATGAAGATACACCGCATCCCATGAATAAACTTTATAATATCAAAGTGTGCTGCGTCCTCGAAATCATATTTGTAGGGAATCAATGAATAATATGCATTGATGTTTGGTGCGGTGACCTTGAAATCGTCCGCTTTTACAATTTCAATCATCGTCGGTTCGCCCGAAAAACCATCATGGGCAACCAGAAGACTTGCTTCAGGCGCATAAGACTCAATACTGATATGCTTAGTTCCCCAATTGATTTTCCTGCATACAATGGAGGAATTGTAGATACGAGAATCAACCCCGTCCCGGCCAACTGAAACTTCCATGTCAGGCGCATCAATTGAAACATTTACGAGCTGTTCAAACTTCAAGGGCTCATCCATTACAGCAATATTAGCTATATAATCTTCCCGTTTTGTCGCCTGCTTCTTGGCCGGCATCATACCAAAAACTGCTGCATACTCCATATCTTCCGTTTCACTGCCGAGAATCTCTGAACATTCCAAATACGGTCTCTCATATGCAGTTGCCTTTGCCTTGAAAGAGTCGTAAACATAAGAAATATGTCTGGGGAAAATCTGTCGCTTGCTAATCTGCATATAGCAGTCAAAGAAAATCTGGGACGGAAAATAGGACTGACTCTGCGAATATTCAAAGTACATATCCGCCAATGTTTCGTGATCTTTATTCAGGATAATTTTTGCCAGTGCGTAATCTCTAAATGCGGGCCCCGTAAAATCAACAGATGCATTTTCCTCTTTGACACTATTCCGTACAAACGGATGCTGAGGTAAGAAAGTATCGAGTAAAGATTGATACTCATCTACCAATTGAGGCGGCAAAAAGTTCAACGGATAGTTTTTATAAGAACAATCCTGAAAGAGAATGTAATAAATAACTCTTACAAGCTGTTCTTCAGCTGAATAAACCTTATCCCAATCGTTAAACTCCGGATGTAAACTAGCACAGCGTTCTCTAAAAGCAGGAATAGCTTTTTCAACCTGCTCTCTAGACAATAAATCCTCCATTATTTTCGTAATGATTGACACACAGTCTTTCTGATTAGAAAGGCCACTAATCATTTTTTGACGGTTCGGACAAGACTTAATGTGGGCGGAAATCGCCTCCAAAACAGGTGCATATCCAAGAAACGACGCACATTCGTCTTTCGTTATATTGCCCTTGATTACGCTATAATATTTATCAGCACACTCGCGATCAGGTGCTGTCGGGACTTTTTCCCCTGCAATGCTTTCAACGATGAACTCCTTTGCGTTTTCTTCGCCAAAGAATCCAATTTCGTAGTGTGCTACCGCAATCCCATTTTCAGCGCAGAAGGAAGCCAAATATTGTGCAGTTTCAGTTCTTGCCAGTAAAAATACTGTCGGAAGTTGATGACACGAAAGATTCTTACTAATATCTGCGATAAAACTATCCAGCATCTTTCTTCCGGAAATTATTTCTGCTTCGTCAAAAGCATCAATTACCAGTAACACATTACCTGAGTTCAAATCGGCAATAAAGTTAGAATAATTAGGAGCATCAACAGCGCTGATAATTGAACCTGCAAAGCTATTCGTGCCGACTTTCACTTTTGCAAGGTTCCAATAAATTGCGTCAAACTTATATGCGATATATTTTGCCAGCGCACTCTTTCCGGCTGCTCCAGGAGCTGAAAGCAGCACAAACTTTGGTTTTAGGCTAGACAGTTTAGGGTCTGTTTTCACATCGCTAAATGAAGGCGCAATGTAAAAAGGCTTTTCACCAATGTACTTGAGATACTCTGCAACATCCGCACTCAACGAGTATTTCTTGCACTTTTTATAAGGGCTTAAAATTCCATCAAGAGTCATTTGGCATCCTCCTACGATAGAGTCCATATATTTTATAATATTATAGTCTCTTATCTGGTGCATGTCAATTTTCTCCTTTCTGTTACTCGTACAATTATATAACAAGTATCTTGTGAAAAGTGTCAATTGGCGTGTTCATTTCCTCCACGGGCAGGTGTCGCCCGGTCTTCGTTCCGTATACACGGGCTTCAGGATCGTGTCGTCCCCGTAGTGGATGGCCTTGTGCGTCCGGTCACTCACGCAGATCACATTCTCCGGGTCAAGCAGCGCGTCCGAGTGCTCCAGCACGTCCTCTTTCGTCAGCGGGTTCAAGTGGTGGATAATAATGCGTGGTCTTATGGGCTTGCCGTTCCGTATCACCCAGTCCATGATCTCGTGGTCCGGGCACGCCAAGTCGCATCCGCCATCCCGCACAATGATTCTGTCCCGGAACGCCCTCCACTCTCTTGATCGGTAGAAGTCCTGATTCAGATATCGGTCAAATCCAAAGGTGTCCTGTCCAACAGCACCATGCAGTTGCAAATAATGGAAGCGGTCTTCAAATGTTGCATACTGGCAAAGCTCAGAGTATGTCTTCCTGCTCATCCGCTCAGTACCCCATACACCAGCAGACCATGGCAAATGCCGTGCAGATCATTGAAATACGGATCAGTTTGCCATGCAGGTTCTCAAGGCCTCCCGCTTCGTCATGGCAAGCACACGCAAATGTAAAAATCAGCGTACACCAACAGCCAAACCCGCCGATCCGCTTATCAATGATCCTTGGGAGTCCAACAGCTATGGCCGTCAGAAGCGACAGAATACTCGGAGGCAGATACCACCAGTACCGCTTGCTTGTTGGTTGTTCTCGGTCCGTAAGAATACACGCCAGCTGAAGCCACGGCAGTGCTGCCATCAGCCAGAAGCAAACTTTTTCAAGTCCAGTCATTGCCGTCGTCCTCCTCGTCCTGTCCGTTATACACCCGCATGGCCTTGATGGCTTCGGCATATATTTCTTCGGTGTTCTTCGCCGCCTGCAGCGCTTCGGTCTTTGCCCGCAGAAGTTTGTTTTCTTCTTCCAGCTTCTCTTTCTCCAGTTCTGACTTAAACGTGGCCAGTTTAAGGAAATGAGTCGTTTCAGCTGAGGAAGCAGTGCCTTCCCGCAGCCGCTTTTCAACCAGATCCATTGCCAGAGAGATCATCTGGTTCTCTCTCGCCTCCGGAGACAATGCCGGCCGCATTCCGACATCCTCGCCAGATGAGACCTTTCTTGTCTTCATGCGTTTTCATTCCTTTCGGGCGGATCCGTGTTACCGGGTAACCGCCTCATATGTTTTCTCGAAGATATCGGGCTTACAGGGATAAATTTCACCCTTGATTCCCTGGATCACATAGTCGCCATAATTCGCATGATGCCAGCCTTCGAGCGTTTTAATGTCGGCATTCGTATCATGCGCGTGATAAAAGCAGGCGCTCGTTCCATGCAGGATAACATCGTTGCTTGCAACGGCGTCCATGAACCAGTCGGGCATATTGTCGATGCCGAGCTGAAATGCCTCGATCACAACAGGCTTCTTTCGAAATTTCATCGTCATCCTCTTTTCGAGTTTTGTCTTTTTATTCTCTTTCGTACGGGTTTATCGTCACTTCTATTAACTTTCGTGCCGCTTTTGAGCACTTTGCGTTGACTTTGAACGACTTTTGCAATACTTTTCTGCACTTTTAGCTTTTGTAAAGGCTTATGGGAGCTGTTAGAGAGAATGTTTTCATGAAGGTAAAGGAGAAATCATGATGCCGTAAAACCCAAAAAGCAAGCCATTTGAAAGGAGGTGTCAGAACACTATCCCATAAGCCCTTACAAAAGCCTCCGATTTAGGTTCACCGCGAATTATCAGACAAGCGTTGATGATTCTTGGATCACAGCCCAAATCGGAGACAGTGTGCACAACCATAGATAGCTGATTTTGTCAATTGACGAAACCTTGTCCCTCGGTTATACTCATGTTGAAAGCAACCATCGATGGAGAATTCGATAGGCAAAGGAGATAATCTAAAATAGAACGGAGGTGAATCAAATGACGAACAACAAATTCAAGCGCAGAAATTCCACCATAACCAATCGGTCTTCTGCCAAAAGCGTACCGCCGGTAAACTTCGACGGCATCGCCAGAGCTCTCACTACTCTCGTAGAAGGTGATGCGTTCAAAGCCGCCGAAAAAGAAGCAGCCGCCATCAGAGCCGCCCGCTGCTGATAGCAATCACGAAAGTCCAGTCCTGCGCTTCTACCGCAAGGCCGGACTTTTTTGTTATGGTTGTACACTTTATTTGGAAAATCAATACTCGAGCCAAGGCTACACCCAAAGCCCAAATATCAATTTTACCTCCGGGGAAATATCAAAGACCGGCGCGATTTAGGGAGGGGGTGGATTTTTCAGACCCCCTCCCCCTGTCTAAACGTTCTGTTTAAGCAGCGTTGTCACCGTTTTCACTGTCGGGAAGGGTCTTTTTGACCTTCCGGTACAGGTTCAAAGCATCAGCTTTGATAATTTGATCGATTGCCTGCTCAATTTCATAAGCATTTTCGTTATCAGACAGCTGATCCGAGGTGTACGCGAGCCGCGCAAGGAGCCCGCAGGAGTTGTAGCCGTGGTCACAGTCAAAACGATACCACTGATCGAACTGGTCGTGCGGATCATAAGGATTATCGACCGTAGTAATGAAACAACGAACCATAATTTTTTCTTCCTTTCGACCTTATTTGTTCAGAGCATCGTAAATCGTGGACTTCGGAACGCCACAAGCTTCGGCAATTTGCTCATAGGTGTATCCACCAGTGAGCATTGCTTTTGCTTTACTGAGTTTTGCAGACGAAAGCTTTGCAGTTGCTTTTGGCATTGCGCGCTTAACGATTTCAGTTGAATCAGAAGAATTCAAGAACTTTGTCAGCAGCGAATCAGAAATTGCGTGCTTCTGAACAGCTTCCCATTCGCGGTCGCTGAAGACAATCTTGGTCTTACTACTGTTAGCCCCAACCTGTTCACGGGCGCGCTGCATCTCGACACTTGAGATCTTCTTGATTTCTTTCTTATCGTCCTTATTGTTGTAGTCCAGACCGCGAGCTTCGACAATTGCCTTGATTTTGGAGTTTGCGATGATCATGGCACGGCGCTCTTTCGGCTTATTGGCCAGAACAGCCTGATACTTCTCGTTCAGGGACGCCACTTCTGCGGCATACTCCTTGGCTGCTGCCGGGTCACGCTGGATGCCCTTCATGTTGACGGATTCCTTGCGTGCCTTGTTGGCCATTGCCTTCAGAGAATTGGAGAAGGTCGCATACAGCTCTTCCTGAGGCGTACCCGAAGACAAGGGACGAACGTCGTCCATCAGCGAGATGCGGCTGACTTCTGTCTCTGCAATGCGCTGCTTGCCATTCTTGTCGGGGTAGGTTCGCCCGCTCTCCTTATAGATGGGTTTGCCTGTTTCCTTGTCGATACGCACGCTGCCGCGGCGTTCAGGAATGCGAACAGTCTGCTTACGTCGGGACAGCAGGGTGGATGCACCGCCGTACTTTTCGGTGCCATCTTCCTCAGTACGAATCTGGTACTTACGCTTCAGCTCCTGGATACCGTTCTCTTTCTCGGAGCGCTTGTAATCCAGCTTGTGCTTCTCCGCATCAATAACGACCATTGAGTGGCGCACTGCACGCTCCAAATCTTCGGTCGGTGCTCCGCGCAGTGTCATGTCAGTAATGAGATTGGAGATGATACCCATCTCTTTCTGCTTCTCATCCTTCTTCATCAGACGCACGTTGTTCGGGTTGCCTTCCGGAACAGCATAGGCCGTCTTCGGATCGAAGTTTTTCAGTCCAGGCAGTGGATCAGTCGAGTTGATACGCACCTTGTCAGACATCGGAATGGCCATAACAGTGTCGCCATCGAAGTCTGCACCAGACAGGCGCTCAGCCACCTTGGAACTGATACCGATTGCATCGCGGACATTACCGAGATTTGCTTTGCCACTGGCATTCTTGTTGTTTACCGTGACAATCGGAATCTCAAAGGTACCTGCATGAGGATAGCGAACCAACGCAAGCTGGGTACCATTCTCATATGTAGGGCAGTAAGCTTCAGTCTCCTTGATCTTGTCCAGAGGAAGGATGACTTTCGTTGCCTGACCGGGAAATGCCGATGCCTTCAGCGTCATGGATATGCCATCGCACTTCTCCGCGAAGTCCATCAGCATCTTTTTCTTGACGGTCGGGTTCGTGTAGTGCATGATCTCGTCGTACTCAGCCTTATAATCGGCCATGGTGAGATCAAGCTGCTTCTTAATCAGCGGCAGGGGCTGCTTAGAAAGAAACTGAGATGAAACGCTCTTGGACATATCGTCCCAGTCGCCTTCCCACTTCAGTTTGTTGATGGGAGAAAGATGCTCTTTACCATCTTTGCCAACATAAGTGCTCTGACCTTCAGCAGTAATGGCTGCGCCAAACGGATTGCCCGGGTCGTTCTTGATTTCCTTGAAGACCTTCATCTTAGGCGTACCAGAAGGTTTGTTCGTGTTGAACACAATGTCCACACCATCCGGCATATTGTCGGAATACATGGCCATGCCCTTCAGATAGTGGCTGTTGTCCACCATGATACGAACCTGAGCATAATGGGAATTGCCCAAATCCAGATCAGGCACACCACGGCGAATCTCCATGACGCCGTCCTTTGCAAGACCGCCTTCATCGCCATAGCGAACGGCAACACGCTTTGAGTCTAAACTCGAAGGAGGCTGCAACTGGCGAAATGAACTGCCACCATCATCAGAATGATAGTCGCCCAGAGACTGGATGTCACCCTGATGCTTATAGGCATAACTCTGGTCATATTCCGGCTTTGCCAGAACAGTGATGTTGGTCTGCTGACGGAAGTTGGTGGGCTGCTTGATGCCGACGCCATAGCGCTTGTAGCCATGTTCTGCTTCCAGAATATAAATGGCCTCGTCCATCTTGCCTTCTGATACGCCGAGTGTCAGATTCGTACCCTCGGACACATCAATCATGCCCTTCTTGTCAACTTCCTTTTTCAGGGTCTCGGCGATCTTCTCGGCCTGATCTTTTTTGGTGCCGACACCATTCTTATACATAGAGCGAACGGTGGATTCCGGAAGGCCGAGTTTCTGGCCGATCTCAGTCCAGCCCATGTCAGGGTTTTTCTTCTTCAGCTTCTGGATGTCGTCCCACTGCTGCGCCTTGCGGTCATGACCAGCTTTGGTTTTGGCAACACGGAACTCTGTGGCTCCGAGCTTATAATCGTCGGGCAGGGTGCTGTTGATAGCATCGAGGATTTCGCCTTCCGCCATACCTTTATTCTTCAGCTGATCTACGCGAGACAGGAAGTCGCCAGAATGCTGATACGGGGTCTCACCACTGCCCCACGGATAGCGGCCAGAATGACGTTTTGTGCCATAATGCTCCAGTGTATCGCCTTCACCGCCATACTCGATGCCAAAGTAGTTCTTCAAATCTTTCTCAACCGGATTCATCATATCAGCACACTCCCATTCTCAGCTTTGCAATGATCGGATCAAACTCACGAATTTTGTCCATAATCGGATTGATGTCATCAGGGCCAGGATTCGCGATGAGAATATCATCGGACTGGTAGATGCGGTTCTCGATCTGGATTTTCTCGGGCTTGATTCGATATTCGAGGCAGAACAGTGCATCATAAATCAGCAGCTGTTCCATGTGTGCCGGGATAGCACCGGTCTTGAGGTCGTGGATTCTGAGAATATCATCCCGGAAGCAGATAGCATCCGCCGTTCCGAAGCAATTATCAGAATAATACAGAACCTGCTCGGGTGTCATACGAAAGCCGATGGCATCGTTGACATAATTGTTCAGGGTTTTCTTTGAACGGGGAAGCTTCTGGCCAAGTTCGATGCACTTTGCTGCAAACTCATGCAGTTCGGTACCTTTCTGTGTGGCCATGAAATTGGTATAGACAACAGCAAGTTTGTCAGGATCATAATTGATCCAGTTGTACTTACTAGCGCTGAGAAAAGCGTGCTGTCCTCTCAGACGCGAATGATCGTTGAAGGTCATTCAGAATCTCCTCCTTATTTTCCGGGTAAATGAACGCCGCATAGCTCATCTGATTCATCAGGTTCACATAGTAATCCTGATTCGGCCGATGCGGGGCATTCGCAGTGCGCTTACCTTCGAGTGCTGCCCACCTGTCACGATACAAAACCAAGAGATCAGGCATTCCCTGAATCTCGGTCGGATCAATGTGCAGGACGATACAGCCCGGAAAGCGCTCTTTGAGTTCTCTTACCAGGTTTGTTTTGAATCGGTTTTCCAGCATAAAAATCTCCTCCAAAAAGAAAGAGGAGTAGCACGTTTGGGACGCACTCTCTCCTCTCCATAAAAGGGGCAGTATTTTTCACGCGGGTCAAAACAGCCCAAAACGGGTATAAACGGATAAAAACGGAAATTGGGGATGCAAAAGAAAAAGACGCAGATTTCTCTGCGCCTCTTATCTCTAAAATATCATTCGGGTCGATGCTGATAGAAGAATAAGTACCAGTCGGGCACGCCGGCTTCCAGCATTCGCCCATCGTCGTACTCAAACTTTCCATAGTCTTCGCTAAGTTCGAGGTTTGATGTCTCATACTCATCCAAGCTTATCGGATGATTGATCTCATCTTCTGTCTTTGTGATGTCACACTCTCTGCAAGTCCAGTAACCCTGTACCTCTTCGGTCATTGGCCTTCCACACTCGCACACGGGAACCTTCGTATGTAGTTCCACGAATTCATTTGCGTAACAGGTCACAGGGTTTCCAGCAGCATCCGTAGTGGTCCATTCTTCAAAGCCATCGTCGTTGATAAAGCGGTTCATATAAGCCATCTTTATTACCTCATAAGTATCTAATCGGTGTGTACAACGGTCGTCTCAAGTATACAGCGCTGGTTGGGTTCTTACAAGTTTTTTGCCTTGAACTTTTCGTAAATTTTGGCTCTGCCCACTTGCCCACTTTTTTCTCTTAACTATATATAATATTTTTATTTTTTTATAGTGTAAATAGAAATAAAAGTGGGTTTTTGGGCAGAAAGGCATTTTTCTTCAAAAATATAGCGTACTTACGTAATATTTTGTTTAAAAATCGTGCCCACTTTTGATTTTAAAAGTGGGCAGAAAGTGGGCAAATGGCCAGAAATTGTGAAAGTTTTGTTAGCAAAATGCCTGATTTTCTAACCTAGAATAGAATTTCACGCTTCTGACACGACTTTACCCAGAAAAAAGTGGGCACAAATTTCAAAAGTGGGCAAAGAAAAAAGACGTCGAACAATTCGCTGACGCCTCTTTTCAGCTAAATTCTAGCTGCTGTCAATGCCGATTTTCATCAGTTCATCATCTCCTCTTCTTCAATTTGATTCAAATATTCGGCCGCCGCATAAATGAAATCTTTCGGTGAAGGCGGTCTATTCAAGGGTCTGCCCATCACTTTTTCCATGACATGACACTGCTCACGCCATGCGATGCCAACCGCTCTGCGAATATCATCGTCAAGACGTTTCCTATCTCGTCCGTATTTGCTGCTAAGGTAGTCATAGCATCCGATCAGCCCTCCCGAATGCTGCCCCTCTGCTGCATCAATTGCGTCACCAAGCATATTGAAGCCAATCAGCCACGGCCCAATGTTGAGCGATCTCAGAAAATCGCGTGTCCGAGCTCTCATTCGATCACCTCCTTTCAAAGTCGCACCGTAAATGCCGTAAAAATCCCGCATCCCAGAACAAGGATACTCTTCAGAATATCTTTCCCAGGCACAGTCACATGCACGATTTTACCATCTCGTCTAGTGCGGACGCCAATCTTGAAACCGCTCATGAATGCGTGCGCGTATAGACAGCACATCAAAGCGGCAAGCAGAAATCTTATCATTTTGGCTTCTCCCATCCGTTTTCTCTATCTACCGAAGTCCGTTTTACTTCGCCAATAGCCACTCGCCACGCAAAAACAGCAGCGTCAAAATCTTCTTTCGAGATTCCGCGTTTCTTTGCCTCATACAGTGCCTGCGTGTACGACCAGAGCCCATCAATATAGCGTCCAGCAAACACGCCAGCCAATTCGGTATCGTCCATCACTTCACCGCGCTCCCTTTCCGGGTCTGGTCATCTGCCGGCCAGAATGTGTAAATGTCATCAAAGACGACCGGGATCTTCTTCTGCAGTTCGAGCAGCAGCGGGCACATAAGCTCCCGCATTTGAGGATGAGCCGCCACAGGAGTACGCAGCTTAAAGATGTTGCGCCACTCACGGTAGTTGGCCGTCACCACGATCTCGGTCTTTAGAGACAGGGGTAACACACAACGGGCCTGTTCGGGGCGCATGCCGAGTGCGATCATATCCTTATAAAGGATTTCCGCAGATTCGCAGGAATCAAGCCAAGTGCTGCCAGGCGTATATTCTGCGCTTTCACATTTCTTGTCAGTGTCGGTCACATCAATATAAGACGGCCGAATAAACGTCAGCTCCCCGCCAAACTTTTCCTTCGAGTAGTTGCAGTACCGGGTGCTCTCCTGCGCAAAGCTCGCAATGCGGTGGCGCACCAGCTCATTGGCAATGGCCCGGTCACAGGTAAACAGCACGGACAGCTGCGAATGCTCCAACATAGCCTCATGCCCCTGCTTCACCAGAAAGCCAACCAGTTTCTTTGCCGACTCACCATCCGGCGTGATCTTGTCCTCGCTCTTGTAACAGACCCGGGCTACCCGCTCGATCTGCTGGAGCTCCTTGATGCCGCCCTCAGAAATATCAGTGAGGATTTCGTACTTAGGTTCAACGATTTTCATAATTAAATCTCCTTTTCATCAGTGAATCCACCATTTCGAGTTGACTAAGGCTCTTTCCATTGCCCCTTTGCTGAACTATGTACCCGAGATGAGCCATTTGTTTATGGTCGCAGGATTTCATTTTGGGACACTTCTGGCATTTTGGAGCAAGAATGGTGATCGCTCCAAAGTCTTCGTTCATAAACTATCCTCCTAGTCCACCAATACCGTAATAATAAAGTCAATAATGCTGTTCAAAGCACCGACGACCTTAAACAGAATATCTTTCACGAGGTTCTTTTGTTTTGGCTTATCGCAGGCGACGGTACATTCGGTTCTAACAGGCGCTTCATAGTTCCAAATATTTTCGCTCGGGCTTTTAACGATGTACTCTATCGGCACATTATTTGCATACAATGTTTCCACTTTTGTGTATTTGTCAATCAAGGCCATGTATTCTCGCATCTCATTCGCGCTCATACCGCCGTAGCGAATGCTTTGAAGTGCTTGATGATATAAGTATTCCTCCAATCCTTCTCACCTCACAGTAAAATCCGAAACAGCGTGAACCAAATCACCTTCAGCGTAACCACAACAATGATCAGCCACGCGCAGATAGCTATGGTCATTGCCAGCATATGGCCGAGGAATACTCCGAGTTTCGTCCAAATATCATTCATTTCCATCAACCCTTTCAAAACCCGCAAAGTCTCCAAAGCCGATATTCCCATGTTCGCAGTGATGAACCGGTTTATATTTTTCCAATTCAGGCACATGATTTAGGGCATCTCCTAACCCCACATAGCATAAACCATCATTGAATTTTTCCCCCACACAAACTGCATTTGTAGGCTGAAAAATAGAATGTTGTCACCCCACGCACCTCCTCGCAGCATCCACCCGGCACTCTGCAGCGTTCAGCTCGAAAATAGCCGCATCCACAAATTCCGGGTCGCAGTTCTCAAAGTGGTTCCGAGCCACTTCCAAATCCCGTAAAGCCTCCCGCAGGGTACTAATCGTCGTCGGAATCGGCTCCATGCGGAATATCTTTTTGACATACTCAGCGATTTTTCGCAGCATTTCTACACCTCCACATCTTTGTGACCTGGCGAGCTGTGAGCCAGCCCTCAACATCATCATGGCCAAGCAGCTGCGCACCCATCACCTCGATAAGCCCCTGCTCAAAGCCATAAGAGCCCCAACCCCAAATGCCATCCCAGATACGATTTCCAGCAGCATCATATGCAACGATTTGCTCACCGCCATCGTGTCGTCCGCCCGGAAGACACTCCTGACAGTCTGGTCTGTCCATCTCTGGCCAACGACTTCCATAAGTATGCGGAACCTTAGCATGCTTCAGCAGAATATCCAGCTTCTGCATCTCGGTCATGTGATTCCAAACCCGGAGCTTCCAGGTTTTCTTAGACATGTTTCTCATTTCTGCATTTCTTTTCGTCAGCCTCCATGGTCTTTGCGATTTTATGCTGAATATAAAGCACACAGCCAGCCTGACTATCCAACCCGAATGAAGCCAATAGTCCAGCAATAGCATTCAAAGAGTTCAAATCCTCTTCAGCAAATATCATTTAGCGTTCACCGTTCCTCCTGATACTCTATAATTTTGGTCACTTCGCTCTGAACCCAGTGTAAGAAACCGCACATACCAGAGTAACCGCATTCCGCTAATGTGTCCACGATATCGTCCAAAATATCCATATCGGCTCTTGTGAGATTAACTTGAGGAATAACTTCAATGTTCTCCTCTGTGATAAATGGGGTATAGTCCCCACAATGGCAGCATTTAATGTTCATGCGTTGCATACAAGCATCTCCTTCAATGATAAAAATAAAGAGCCGCAGATTTCTCCACGGCTCAATGCCTTAATGATTAGTTCGTATTATCGTTCCATAAAATCTTTATCTACTAAGTCATATTCCACATCATGGTCATTGGAATTGCCAATAAATACCGAAAACGCCTTATCAAGGTCTGTAAAGTCACACACTGCAATTTCATTCTTGATGAATGCAGGTGAGCCAACCAAAGCCTCGCACATACGGTCACGAAATTTAGCCATTTCCTCATGATTCTTGCATTTGATGTTCAGAACAATCATAGTTCGTACCTCCAAAATATAATTTTGAGACTAATCATCTCATAAAGGAGTCCGTTATTTTCGCGTCTTCTCCTCGAACTTCACAGGCTTCTTGCTGCCTTCCCGCGCACACTCCGTCAGGCACTCGTTGCACGGCTCGTCTGTCTCCAGCACCTTGAAGTTCTTGCACTTCGGGCAGTAGGTCACATAGTCCACTTCGCGCATCCAATCATTCATCGGATTTTACCTCCCGAACGATTGTTACATTCCCACAATGAGGGCAAGTCGTCATCGCTCCGTCTGGAATATTGGTATACTGTGATCTTTTGCGGACCCACCACTCGGTCGGCGCTTCAAAATGCATACCACAGGAACTACAGACAAGTGTGATAAGCGACTCATCCTCCAATGCTTCTTTCATCTTGATCTCATAACGATCATCCAACTCCGGATGGGTCACACGCTGGTTAAGAGCCCACAGCAGGTTCCAGCAGGCAGCGCGCAGGTGATCTTCATCGTCCATGCCGACCATGTACTTAGCCAGATGCCGCGCAGCACTGTCCAGCAGAGAGTGGAGAGGAATGCCCTTATCCACGTTATGCTCACCGTACTTCAGAGCACCCTCCTCGCAATGCTTGCTGACTTCCATGATGCCGTACCACGGAAGCAGATCCATACGGCCCTTCCCTGCGTGCATGTCGCGTTTTGCACCGGTTTCAAACTCAGTACGATCTCCAGAATCTTTAATCATTTTCCTTTTTTCTCCTTTGAAATTTTTCGCTGCAGCTCGAGTGCCTTGTAAAGCGCGGCCAGGAATGTACGAAATTCGTCATCCACATCGGAACGTTCCAAGATAGCGGCCGCCATCTTGTCGGTCTTGACATATCCAGCAATCATCGCTACATAAACGTCGAGCAATTCTTCATCTGTCATTTCAAACTCCCCCAAATCTGCTTCGGCGAACGAATGAGGAACCAGCCATACGTATAGGTATCCTCTCGCTTTTTCATAAGCTCGACACCAATGAAGTCGCCACGTCCACGAATTTGAAGCACCGCCTGAAATCCTAGTTCGGTCACTTCCTTGTTTATATAATTTGCTGTAGTGGAGCTTTGACGAGTCTTTTTGAACCTCTTGACTCTTTTGCATCGGCTCTCCAGCATACGCTCGATCTTCTTAATTGTCTTTTTAGACGGGTTGCACATCGTTCTGCCTCCCTTCGTATTTCAGGAAAATCCCGTATTCTCCTCTTACGAACAGAATTTTTCCGGATTTTAATGCCTGAACATCCTCGTCGGAGATGGTAAAGAAACTATTTCCAAATATGGATTGTTCCTGACATACATCGAGCACGTCAATTGGCTTAAACGTTTCGTCAAACCAACTTTCGATTCCTTCCTTAGTAACACGACATGCCCGATTATTCCCTTTGCATCGTCCATTCTTCAGATAGCCAGGACATTTTTCATAAGCCATAAATATCACGCTCCATAAAATTTTCTCTCATTGAATTTCTTTTTGTCGTTCAAGGCTCTACCAATTGCCAGATCAATGCCCGCCCGTGACTTCAAATGATAAAACCACAAATCCGTATATGGCGTGTTCAACCGGTCAATACGTCCAGACGCCTGCTCCATGACCTTATAGGAGTAGTTCTGAGAGTAAAATATAATGGTGTCAGTCTTGATGCAGTTCCAACCTTCAGCCCCAGCATTGTACTGAACAAGGTAGACCCATTTCTTCCCGTCTGGTATCGGCTGATGTTTATGACCGTTCCACTGCGCAACTTCTACTCCATTGCCGTACTGTAGCTTCAGTAGAATATCCAGCTCATAATCGAAGTTGTAGAAAATGATGACTCTTGGCCGGGTCATACAAATATCGAGCACTTCCTGTTGTCTGCTCAGATCGGCGTTTACCAGCTTCCTCAGCAGATAGCAGAACTCGCTTGCCGTTTCAATTGGCCGATTCTCATAAGGATTCCAGCGAGACTTATGGATTTCCTTATACTTTGCACGGTCAAAATCAACATAGACAGTCTCATGATGTGGCGTCGTTGGCCGCTTGAAGTCCATATCCACAAGAATCCTGTCACGCAATCGCACAAGTCTTCCAGTGTTGATGTATCTGTCGATTTTCGGAAACTTCGAGAACCGCGAGTAGACGATGTGTTCGTTTCTGAACTGCGTCCGATTCTTATAGAACCCATTTGCGACGAACACAGGGATATAATCTGTCCAGCAGTCGCCCGGAGTAGCACTCAGGAGAATCCAATCGTTTTCCTTCGTGATTTTCAGAAATGACTTCACCCACTGTCCATCTCCAACGACACGCTGTTCGTCAAATATAAAGAAGGCGTCTTTCGCTCCAATATACTTGTGAACATTGTTCCAGGAATCCACCACGACCTTATGCTTATACATTCGAACACTCTCGTCCGTTGTCATCATGAAAGGAATCATTTCTTCTTCCCACTCAAGGGTGTCTCGCTTGCGTGCCGTTGTGATGATGTACAAATCCTGCGGAGGGTCATGCATCTTTACATAGCGTTTGGTGTTGACCTGTCCTCCATTTTTGATGTAGTAGTACGCCAGACCCGTCCGACTTTTACCACTGCCCACGCAACCGCACAGAATGCAGCCGTTTTTCATCCGGTTGACCGCATCCAACTGGTAGTCATAGAGTTTTACTCCTGCCAAAATGTTCGCCTCATTTCTTTGTGAATATGAATCGACTCCGGCCTGCATCGACGCTCATATGCAAGCAGTCTAATCGTTGCTTCTTCCTCCTCAGGGGATTCATCCGGCAAAGTGTACGCGAATATTTCTTCGCCCTGATACTCAAAAACTTTCCAGACTCGATATCTGTATGCCATAGCAGTACCTCCATAAAAAGAAAAGAGCCGCAGATTTCTCTGCAGCTCCTCGCTTTGTCAGTAGATTTGAACTCCTTGCATCTCCAGTATGTTCTTGAAAATGGCACAGTTTTCAATTGTACTCTTGTACATGCTCGCCTTACAATCACTCCGCAGTCCAGGATAATTATCAATCGCGTATACTGTCTCTACGCTGGGGTTTCTCGCCTTCAGCATAGAAGCCTGATATACGATGTTGGTAATCGTAATATCTTCCTCCGTAATGAAATGGTAAGCCAACACCTTGTACATTTTGTCTGCTCCACCAAGTCCATAAATATAAACCTGTCTGGTCATTCAAGCCATCTCCCTTCATAAAGGACTACGGTTTTTTCGCGTTTATTCGTTCAATACAATCCATGTTTCTTACAATATGCCACATACTGCAAACCTTCTTTGGTGGCCTCATGCATGATGTCCGACAGAGACGGCTTATTACTTTTTTGTTTTTTCTGCTTTCTGGCTTCATAAAAATTCCGTTGTTTTTCCTTATAGAGATTCTTTCTGCATTCTTCACAATATATCTGACCGTTTGCGGGCTTAGGAATGCATTTTCCGCAAAGGTGGCAGTTGATTGGATTTTTCATGACATTCCTCCGTTAATCATCCCAGATATTCGGACAAAAGCTTCTGTAAAAGCAGATGTCGAAGATGTGCACGCCATCTTCTTCATACTCGGTGACCTCAGCTACTTCTTCCCTTTCGAGAAGTTCATCATAGATTTCATCCTGATGCTTGCGCAGCCATTCAATAGACATCTCTGAAAAATCTGTCAAATCACTTTCCAGCCCAAAGTTCCAAGCGCCGTAATTGGTGCTTTCGGTGCCCTCCTTTATCATGTAGTCAACGATTTCTTTTACATTCATAATGTTTTCTCCTTACATTATTGTAATAGGCATAGCGCCATGGTGGGTCAGGCAGGATTTGAACCCGCGATCAAGCAGTTATGAGCTGCCGGCTTTTAACCTGACTAAGCTACTGACCCAAAATAAAAGAGAGCCTGCGCTACACCACAAGCTCTCTCAAAATATAAAACCGAGCCGTTTCCTCTGAGAACGCCATTTGCGACGTGGGCACTCACCGGCTGGAACATTCAACCGAGGACTGACCCCGGCACTCGGAAATATCAATTAGTACGGCATATCGTTCGGATAATCGGGCTCGGCCACCTGGGCATAGCGTTCTGCATACGGGTCGTTGTCAGGGGCCTGCTCCACATACATCACATCTGCATACAGAGTGTACTCGCCCGGAGTGTTGCGCTTCTCGACAAGATTTGCCTGGCAGCAGACGTTCTTAACGCGGATAAAGTCCAGCTGGCCAATGGTCTCAGGCGTACACAACAGGCGCTTGCCCTGCAGAGTGATCCAGTAGACATGCGGCGGCCACTTGGAGTCCACATTGACGGTGACCGGGACATAGTAAGTCGGCACAAACGGCTCATCATAGGTGTAATTAGGGTTCGGGTGGGTCTCCTTGACGTTGATGCCCATCGCCCGCATGTCCATAGCCTGCTCAACGGTAGGAATCACAACGTTAACTCGGCGCTTGTCCGAACCAAAGCGGTCGCGGGCAGGGTCACCGGAAAAGTTGGTAGTAAAAATGAAATGGGTATCATCGATATTGACTTTCTGACGCTTCTGGTACATAAATATCAATCTCCTTACCTTATTTATAATGTGTTGTAGTTGTTGAATGGTGTAGAGTGCTCAACATACTCATCGATCAGCCGACAGCCAGCCTCGAGTGTCGCTCCACCGGCCAGCTCTTTCTTTGGGCGGTATGCCATGCAATTTTTCTCATAGCAATCCATGAACTGACCTTTTTCGCCCGAGTATTCACTTTCGTATTTTTGAAAGGGGCACTTCACGTTCACTCACCCCGCTCAGCCTTGCTTGCAGCGATATGGGCAAGCTCATGCACGGTCTTAGTTGCGATTGCCGCAGCCTGATTCAGACCGGCCATCATATCCGTGATAGAGCCAACCGAACCCGGTTCCTTCTTTTTCTTCTTGGTGTATTGCTTAAAGACCTTATGGAAGTGGTTATCATTGCCGGCCATCTTCTTCACAATGGCCATGGCAAGCCCCTTCTCCATGTCGTAGCTGTCCTCAGGCCCACACTTCACAACGGTCTTGGAGCCATCCGACCACAGGACAATGGTTGCCGGGTCGTTGAAGATGACTTTTCGGATACAGGCATTGCACATGCCAAAGTGGACAATATCGTTTTTCTTGGCCTGCTCCGTGGACTGACGGTCATAATCGATCTGAGGAAGCCCCAATCGACGATTCATGTCGATATAAAATTGATTGCGCAGTGCTCTTTCAATGGAATCTATCATTTATCTCACCTCAAAATTTCTTGCCGCTTCGTCCTGAACATCATCCCAGGGCATGTCCGGCTTCTGCCAAGGCGGTTCACCGGCGTCATCTGCCACGAACCACTCAAAGTCGCCGTATTTCGCAATGGCGTCCGCAGCATCATCGGCCATCTTGTCAAAGTAAGAACGGTCAATGTCCTTCTCCATCTGAAGCTCATGAACCATCTCGCTTTCGAGCCAGCGGTAACCCTTGGAACCGCCAACTGCTGCATAAGTTTTCTCGCCAACATCATTGATGCCAGACTCGCGCAGCAGTACAGCACCACCACATCCGGGTTTGATGGGGCAGAACGAGCCAACACGGCCAACAAAAATATAATTGTGCTCACCTTCCGGCAAGTTTTCATTCTTATCCAGATAGATTGCACCCTTGGAAACCGTCTTGGTCTGACAAAGATCCGCAAACACCACCGGCTCATGCGAGAACAGCGTTTTGAACACATACGGGATCTGGAACTGTGTGCCGGTCGCTGTCCATTCCCTGCTGTGCTCACCGTTCTTCTCCGGAATATAGCCGTATTGAGCCTGACACTGGTCTGCATCCAAATATTTGGCAATGTACACTGCATCGTTTACCAGGCACATCTTCTCGTATGTAGCCTCATGCTCAAACGTATAGCCATACTGCTGAGCGAACTTCATGCAGAAGTCAATGATTTCTGGCGTAGCATCGGGAATCTTGATAGAATCCGTCTTGATGTGCGCCACGGTGAATCCGCGCTGCTGAACCTCATCCTGCAAAGTACGCATAAACAGAGCACCACGCAGGGCTACAATGTTGTTGCCATTCTTAGGATTGCGGAATGGATTGTCGAAGGTCGCGCTGGTCAGACCGTACACGGAGTTGATGGCGATTTTCAGTGCCTGGGACAATGCCTTAGCCTGCTTGGGGTCGTCCAAATACTTGGCCAGTTTGCCGTTAAACAGCTTCTTGGCCTTGTCATACTCCTTGTGCTTGACATAGATACGAACATCCATCAAGTCATTGAAGTTCTTGGTGTACTCACCAAAGTAGTTAAGGGCGACAGCAGAGTGCGGATGCAGAGAAGCCACGTCCAGCAGAGCCACATTCCAGTACATGCCGGGTTCTGCATAGACATAGCCGCCGAGGCCCAGATCCGTACCACGGAACATATTGTGCATCCGGCCATCATCGCCCTTGACCCACTCGTATCCAGGAAAGGCATTGAGATAGTTATTCTTGGTGAGAATATCAGGCTCCACCTCGACCAGATCATCCGATTCGCCTGTTGCAAGGTCGGTGTAAACCAGTCTCGGATGCTTCTCTTTACCGAAGATGATACGAGTGGTCAGACTGTTAGTCGTGTCGTTGACCGTCATACCTGCCACATCTGCCAGAATTTCCCGGGCAACGAAGTCTGCCTGCCGAGCATTGAAGACCGCTTCTGTCGCCAGAACATCGTTGTCGCAATACCGGGCAACTTCTTCCCACTTTTCTTCCGGTACAGGCTGATCCCAAGGCAGCCCAAGTTCCTGATGGTGGATGCCGAGCTCGATCTCGAACTTCTTCAGGCTCTGCTTCTTGGCGCTGAAGTCGTAAATATCCGTATACGAGAAGTTGTAAGCCTCACCGAAAAAGCCTGTATGGTCGTTGATGATCTGCTGGGACAGGTTGTAAATTGCCTCAACTGACCACCCGATCATACGGGCATAGAGAATATGGTTATCGTACTTACGGTTATTGAAGCCGATCAGACGATACTGCGAAAGTTTTGCAATATCATCCGCACTCGGGTTGATGAGTCGATAGACTGTCGGTTCATCTTTGTCCGGCTTGCTCTGGAACTTCCAATTGACCAGAAGCAGGTTCGGGAACACCTCACAGTCAAAAAACACGATGGGTGCTTCATAAGTTACTGCTACGGTAGGCTCTTTGGACTTGAAGTGCATCTTGGATACGATTTTCAAGCAAGCGTCTGCCTGATTCGTGCTGGAAGCTGCAAACCCGAGAATTGCGTTGCGCATGTCGTCCACATCATAGGTGAGGTCACTGTTGTAGGCGTCCTCAAGGATTTTGTAGATGAAGTCGATGGACGGTTTGGTATAGGGATGAATTTCTTTGTTCAGATTGCGCATAATCATGATGCGCAGTCCTTTTTCGCTCTGGACACGATCAGTGCTAACCATTTTTTCTCCCTTCATTGGTAAACCGGAGCTGATGGACGCTACCGGAATATCATTGCATTTTGAGAGCTTTCTTCGGAGTGAACTCTTACCGGTAAAGACCTTGACCTCGATGTGCTCGTCGTAGATTCTGCTGAGCTTCGTTGCATCGCCGGAGTAAATATAATGCAGGTGGATTCCTGCGCCAGATTTGCTCAGTTCTGCATAGGTTCTCGGCCACTTGCTTGCCGCTTCTAGGTTTCGTTCAAAGGACTTTTTGCCATCCTCTCCCGGAATATCAAAGTCGATGACGATGTGATTCTCGGGCACCTTGACATAATGCAGCCTGCTCGTATCGAGGTCCGACAGCTTCGTCTTTACGTTTTCCCAGTAGTCGGTTGGTGTGCCGTTTTCTTTTGCGTATTGTGCAGGACAGTCCTTACAAATATCATCCAGAACCGAATGCCGCACCTTAAAGTCGATCCAAGATGCCTGCTTTTCGGGGATTGGCGCACCAAAGTCCGATTTCTTCTCGAACTTTTCCGTCTTGAAACCGCTGTAGTAGCTTCGGATGCGCTCGCCACTGTCCGTGTTGACCCGCTCCTTGTAATCGCGGAAGTAGTTCATCAGTTCTTCCTTGAATACTCGCCGGGAACTCATATACGGAACATTCGTGCTCGTGCAGAAATTTTTGTACATTTCCCAAGCCACCTGCAAAGATACGCCATCCTCTTTCTTGAAGACATAGTAGCTGTCTTCCATAAAGTTATACATGTCATTGGAAGCGCTCAGCATGCGGATGGGAATGTAATCGTCATAGGCATGCTTGTTATTCTCGTAGACATTCCGGCAGTACCATGCAATAGCACCAAGCTCAAAGTCGATTTGCGAAACCAGCTCCTCGTACTTCTTAGCTGGTACCTTATTGCCAGTGGGCTCCACATCGATCAGACGCCGAACAATACCCGACTTCGCATTGGTGATGCGCACCGGGTTGTTTGTGCCAAGGATGAGAAAGCACTTGAAGCGGTTCTCGTAGGCAGACTTGAACTTTTCATTAACGGTCATGGATTCATGGGATACTAGCGAGTTGATTCGGGTGTTGTCTTCGATGCGGCTCAGATCGCCATCGTGCTGGATTGCAATCAGAGGGTTCGCTTTGAAGGCTTCCAGCGCAAAGGCATTCGAAGATGAGCCCAGCACCTTCGCATCAAAGGCCGAGTAATATCCAGCGAACAGTTTCTGGATGATGTTGATGACCGTGGATTTACCAGTGCCGGGTGCGCCGTACATCACCATGAACTTCTGAATTTTCTTCGAATCCCCGTTCACGATGGCCCCGATGGCCCACTCGATCTTCATCCGCTCATCCGGCGCATACAGAACGCTCATCAGCTCATCCCATGCTTTGATGCTTCCCTGCTCCAGCGGATACGGAAGGCGCTTCGATGCGTAGTCTTCCTTCTTCACCTCGGTGTTGGAAAATATCAATTTCTCGTCAAGCATAACGAATGAATCCCGCATCTGACGCTGGCAATACCGGTGCCAAATATCAATCATGCCAGACTCTGCATCCCACATGTGCAGCACCCGATAGTTGTCAAAGTCTGCCTTATGGGTCTCTGCATAATTGTCCAACTCCCGGTCAATGAGCTGAAGGGCATCCTGCTCGTCCGTAGACCAGAGTCCGCGTTCTTCCAGCCAGATTGCATAGAAGTCCCCGCCGCGAATCATCAAGTCCTTCGAATGCTTGATGATAAGTTTGGGATAGATCTCAATCACCCCGTGTTTACCCGTCCTGCGGGCAATGAAAAGGAAATCAATCATTGGCAATCAATTTCCTCCTTTCTTCGAGGTAAATATCAATCGCTGGTCTTCTTCATCTGGTTCAGTTCGTACAGGACTTTGTCGTGCTTTTCGGCCAGTTCGTCGCGTTCCTTCTGAACCTCGACAACCTTCTTGGTTGCAACGGTCAGAGCCTTCGCCGACATGTAAACGAGCACGGCCATCCCGGCCAGCAGCAGGTTCTTCTTGAACAGCTTTGCCTTGTAACGGTCGAGCACACATTCGGTCTGGGCGAGCTGATAGTAAATATTGGTTTCCATAACAAAATCCTCCTCAAATATCATTTTCATTCAGGTACGCCATCATCTGATACCAAATATCCAGCGTACGCATGTCTTCTTTTGGGTTCTGCAACGTGAACAGGCCACCGGCACCATTCGGCTGATAGTCTCTGCGGCGGAAGCGCTCGATCACGAACTCTGCCCTGCTCTGATGGAATCGGTTGTCATCCATGGAAGCCAGACCGAGACTGACGATCATGCTCCAGAACCACTGCCCAGTTCGGTTGCCGATATCCGCATCTTCCATAATGGTTTCCTCGCAGCGAAGGGCCAACGCAACCATCATTTCGAGCATATTGCAAGGCTTGCCTTGAAAAGTCACAGACACGTTGTTCTCCGGGATAGCACCGGGAATATCATTGCATTCCTCAGCAAACCGTCCCCGCAAATTCTCGCCGTCTACGGCACGATTACAGTCCATTTCATTGTCCGGGACGAACTGCGTGTCATACAGAAAGGTCAGCAGTCTACGAAAAGAGAGATTTCTCGGCTCCCACTTTCCGCAAACCAGCTCGTAAAGCCACTCGAAATATCTTTTTTCGATGCCGGCTTTCATCTCGTTAATCGTCATAGTCCTCCTCTCCCCGCTCCCGATATACGTCTGCATAGTTCTGGAGCGCCTTTACCACTTCAAAGTCCTTGTGATAGGTGTGGTTGCGGACATGGATACCGTCAGGCATGAACTTGCCGATAGAATCCAGCGCCTTTTGGCCAACGACCGCTTCAACGTCATCCACCTTGCTGCCGTCGCTGTCGTATGCCAGCACACCATCTGCATACAGGGTCAGAAAACTGGTCTCGTAGTCGTCATCGCAGCCGAATTCATCCGGTTCGATGATCTCGATAGGCTCAAAGGGCGCTTTGTCAGGCTTTTCCGGGTCACTTTCCTGACGATACGGACCTGAAATCAGATCAACAGCCTGCTTCTGAGCTTCTGCTTTGACCTGCTCGTCAATGTGCTGCTCTTTTTTCTTGTAATGCTCACGGACATCTTCGATCTGGGCATCAGCAAACTTCTGATATTCCCCGCGCATCCGCACATGCATGAAATAAGCGCCAGCCGCAAAGCCAGCGCCTACCAGTAAAATATCATGAATCCAGGTTTTCATCGAAATCTCCTTCTTTGACAGTCATCATGGTGAACGCAAGTCCTCCGAAAAAGAGAGACACACTCATCAGGACTCCGCCAACAATATGTCTTTTTCGCTGGGTATCGGTCAGGTAGTCCAGAAACAGGAACATGTTTTCCAAACTGCTCATACAAATATCCCTCACTCAGAAAGGACAGCCAGGCCAGAGACGAAGCAGACTCCGGCCATGGCAGCGAACACATAAGACAAAGTTCTTACGACTCTGGTCATAGCGAATCCTCCCAAAATATCAATCAGATCTTGTCAATGATCGGACCATCGATGTTAAAATGCAGAACGACAGAGCAATCACCCTGCATCTTATCCAGACCGAACTTCACGCAGTTCTGCAGCGACTCATTGTTCGGATCATAGAGCCAGCCAACAATCTGACCCTGCGGATTGTAGATCTGCTGGCCATTGTTGTACTTGCCGATCATGCGGTAGACTTCATTCAGGAACAGATAGCCACGAGTGCGCAGCTGGTTGTTCGCGTGGGTCTGAACCATGCTCAGGAAGTTCTTGTTGATCTGAGCGTCAGGCTCCCAATTGTCAACCATCTCATCGAACAGCAGATCATACGGAGAGTGCACTCCATCGGTCTCATCTTCATAGGATTTGACGATTTCTTCGGTGCCATCCTCGTTGACGACCCTGGACTCCACTTCGACCGCCTTCACGCCATGCTCGATCTCATGCTGCACACGCTCGCCGAAGCGTTCAGAAACACGGCCTTTATACTCGTTGAATGCTTTATCCAGCGTGACATAAGCAGCGGTCAGAGCCGCATTGCGCTTCTGCAGGATGTGGTTGGAGCCAACCATGCAGCCAAGAGACAGGGTGCCCAGAATGACAGCCGGAGCATACAGCTTCACGAGCTTCACGCCAGTCTGCACATAAACGGTGGTCAGGTCCTTCTTGGCATCTTCTTCGGTGTACTCAGCGCCTTCTTTGATTGCAGCCTTGCCATCCTGCACATCGTGAATGGTTGCCACGCTGGACTGATGGGCAGCCAGAATATCATTGACCTTCAGGGTCGCCTTACAGGCCATAACTGCACTGGTGACAGCGCCAACAGCGCCGCACACCATCAGGATCTCGGGGCTATGCTTGCCCACTTTGAACTTTGCCTTTGCAGCAAAGCGACTGACATTCGACATCATTTCGTTCATTTTCATAAATATCTTTCCTTTCTCAGTTGTTCAGTGCAACCGGCTTCGGCAGGCGGAGCGCGTAAGCACCGGATTCTAAATCAACATATACGGCATTCATATTGTACCAACCATACTTGCTATCGATAAAGTCAGGCGTAACGCCCACCAAATCGAAGAAATCTGCCACAGATACAAAACCGTATTCGACGATTATGGTATTCATCTGGTCGAGAATATAATATGCATCATTGATGCTATCGAAAAGCACGTCCCGTGTTTTAGCAACTTCGTTTACAGCAGAACGATATTTCCGACATTTGATTGGTTCGACGTGATTGTGTCGATTTTCCAAGTCGTTCCAGACTGCTCCAATAATAAAACCAGCAGCCAGTCCGAATACTCCAGCGAAAACTTTTGAAACATTTTTCATAAATATCTTTTCTTTTAGTTGTTCAGTGCAACTGGCTTCGGCAGACGGATGACGTATCCTCCGCTGACGCCCTGAATGTATGCGGTACGCAGATCATACCAGCCATACTTGTTGTCCGTGTAGTTCGAGGTCATTCCGACCAGATCATAGAGGTCGGCCACAGAGACGCAGTTGTAAGTTGCCAGCGCATCAATCATCTGGCTGAGGACTTCATCTGCATCCCCACGGGACGAGAAAATAATGTCCTGATAGTTGATCTGCGCTGCTACCGGACGGTTCGTGTTGGAACTCCGATTATCGGAATACCGATTGTACGAGACACGGCTCGGCTGAGCGTAATTACCATAGTTGTTGCGCGGACGGTCATCGCCATGAAATATCATGTTGACGGTCGCAATCATCAGGTCTGCAAAGAAGTCCCGCATCTTCGGTACGGCCACATCTTTAACGATATGGTCGCGCACGGTCTTCAGGTCTTCGGCGATGAACATCGAAGCTACCTTCTGAATATCATTTTTCTCCTTGGTCACGATCTTGCCGGTGGTCACTTTTTCAAACTTCTTTTCATGCTTTTCCGCATTGCCGGAAGTAATCGAGTTCGTGGGTAATTTAATTTCGGCCATTGGGGTTCTCCCTTCAAAATAAAAAGGTAAGAGCCGCAGATTTCTCCACGGCTCTCGCCTGAACCTTTCACATTAGTTTTCTTCCTTTTCAGGTTCTTCCGTAACGTCATTGAACTCTGCGTCAATCACATCCGGTTCGTCTTCCGTGATCTCCCACGGCTTGCGGAGCTTGAAGTGCTTCTTCGGTTTCTTCTCCTTCTCAACCTTGGGCTCAGCTTTTGCCTTTGCCTTGTGTTTTGCGATGCCGGCACCAATTGCACCGATCGTCAACACACCAACAGCAGCGGCAACGCCCGCCCAGGTGTTGATACCAGAGTTGTTCTCCTCAGGTTTCACCTCATTGTTCTCCGTAACCACGGGAGCCATCTCATTAGAAGTCTCCTCGGTAGTAACCTCGTTCATGTTGTTCATTTCGTCCATAATAAAATCTCCTTTCAAGATTTGTTCTTAATGTGAACCTTCTTGGTTCCATAAAGCAGGGTGAATTTTTCGCGTCTCACACGCCAATGTAGTGCGGAGGCTCCACATAATTCACGACGAGGCACGGCATGCCTTCCTCATCCAGCCGGGACGCGTAGCAGGTTTCGATGTAGCCGCGGTCAATGTCCCAGCCGAGCATGTCGCCAAGCTTGTTCTGGTCCAGGCCGATCATGTCGTACCATTCATTCAGACTCATCCGCATGTCATCCCGCAGCTGACGGTTGAAGTCATTGACTGCTTTTTCGACCTGGTTCTTAGTAGCGGCAAAATATCTTCCGCTCAGGGAGTCAAAGCATTTCAACTGACCTGCAGAGCCATTTACAACGAGAGTCTGCGTCTCCGGCGTCTTCTGCTGCTGTTCAATGGCGACTGCTTGCCGGATCTCACGTTCCTTGTCCTCGCCAACAGTTTCCAGCACCTTGTCCCGGTAGGTACGCAGGGCACTTTCGCTCATGGTGTATGCGGCAGTCAAAGCCGCATTGCGCCGCGCGTTCATACTGCTGGCACCAATGATGCATGCCACGCTCACGCCAAAACTGACAGCAGTCGGAATATAAACCGGTGCTGCCGTTTTGATAATTTCCTTCGCCTCCAGCTTCTCGACACCCAGTTCCTGCTTTTTCTGGTCGAGCAGGATCATTGCTTTCGGGGTCGCCTTGACTGCAAATATCACAGAAGATGCCGCTCCTGTGATGCCCAGACCAATAAGGATCTCCGGGCTGTGCTTTTTCGCACCCACCAAGAGCGCATTTGCCAGTGCTTTGAGTTTCATTTTTCATACCTCCAGAAAATATAAAAGAAAGAGCCGCAGCTTTTTGCCACGACTCTCGTCTATCAGATGTGTCCACTAACCTTCAAATGTTCGAAGCGTTCATTTGCCTCGCATTCGATTTTCGCTTCGTCTCGATGCGACCAACGATACCGAACGTACTCATACAGTCGAACCGGCTGCACGCCAATCGTAATCATTACTCCGATCAGAGTATCGACCACCATTTTCGCACACCGTTTCACCTGATTCCATGTCAGTTCGTCGATTGCTCTCCAGAAGTCCTTATCGTATTCGTACATAATAAAATCTCCTTTCAATTTGTGGATTCCTTCCATAATGCAGAGAGATTTTTTCGCGTTATCGCCAAATATCAAAAAGAAAGAGAGGCATCACTGCCCCTCAGTCTCATTGCGCTCGGCAAGCTTTTTGTCAACCGCTTCGTTGATTTTGGCATCCAGTTCCTTGTCTTCGGCATATCCCTGCATCATTGTGCCGAGAAAGCCAAATATCATTCCTGTCATGCCAAGAATCTTCCAAATGTTCGATTTCTTACTCATTTGTCTCACCTCCTTCATAATGGCGATTGAATTTTTCGCGTCAGAACGGAGCCGTCTGACTCGGATCATAATTTTCCCAGTCTTTCACCGGATCTGTCCACGGACTGAAATAGTATACCGTCAAGCCGTCATCGGTTTTCTGCTCGTCGCATTCCACATCCAGCCAGCAGTATTCCCAATCTTCTACCATCTGATCAATGCACCACCCGCGCGATTCCGGGTCCGGTCGGTAATCGAGCCCCAGCAGCTCACACCACGCTTCGAGTGATACGCCGCCGTCCAGAGCCAGCTTCTTGTTCAGCATGTAGGCAGCTTCGTAAACCTGTGCCATGGTTGCATTGAAATATCTTTTTGTGTACGGCTCATAAAAGAGCTTTACCGCATCGTTGTTTTTGTCAAGCGGAACTTCCTCGACTTTCCGATGAATCTCATGCTCCATTTCTTCGCCTACCTGCTCCGCAACCTTCTTACGATAGTTGCTGTAGGTCTGCTGGACAGCGACATAGGCCGCCATCAGCTCCGCCTGCGTCTTTTTGTTCAGACCATTTGAACCCAGAATGCACGCAATAGTGCCTGCACCAACAACTGCCGCCGGGATGTAGAACTTCCAGCAGTCCTTGACGATTTCCTTCTTCGTCATCGGCTCAGCTCTGTTCATGTCGATCAGGCTCTGTGCCTTCGTGGTCGCCTTTGCGGTCTCAACAGCGGTCAGCACAACGCCCGCTGCAGCCGCAATGGACAGAATGGTCGCCCCATGTTTGCTCAGGTAGGAAAATATCTTTTTGTTCAGTTTCATAATCTGTTCCTTTCACAGCACTCCGGCCTTACTCAAAATATCAATCAGCGCTTCCTGCGTCATTTCCGCGTCAATATCCAAGTGTACCCCAACCTTTTTGGTTTTGTCTGTGTAGTTTACCCGAAGGTCGTTCAGCTGAACAGCAGCGTCAATTCCCTGCTTCTTGATCGCTTTTCCTACCGCAGCCGAAACCAGCCTGCGCAGAAACCCGGATTGAATGTGCATAATGTCCTCCATTTTGAATCTCCTTTCGATAGCTCAAAAAATAAAAAAGGCAGAGAGTTGGGTTTACCCTCTGTCTTCCATAAAGCATCCTGTATTTTTCGCGTCCGGCAAAAAGAAAAGAGCCTACGATTTCTCGTAAGCTCTCTGAGATAAGGCTAAATATCAATTCGTGTACCGGTTTCCGTTAGATCCTCAGTTCTTCGACGGCTGGAACAGCCTCACCAGAACCCAGATAACCAGACCAATCGTCAGTCCGATCACTGCGGTCACAATGACCTGCCCAACCGTTACGCTCGTATTCCAGATCTTCTTCAAAATATCCATCGTACTTCTCCTTTGTTTGGGCCTTATCCCATAAGATAAAGAGAATTTTTCGCGTAAAAGAAAAAAGAGCCTGTGTTTTCTCACAAGCTCTTTCGGAGATAAATATCAAGCAGTTTTCTTGACCGTTACACTATTTTCATATAGTTCATGCGGCGCAATATCCTGTCCTTCTGGCCATTCGATACCAACGCCACCCGGAAGTAGTTGAACTGCATTAAAATATCTTTCATCTTTCAGTTGTCCATACCATGAACCTGTCGCATACGGCGCTACATCAAAAACTTTCACTTCACCGGTTTCGTAAAACAGTCGAAGCCTTAAATTGGGCATTGCCTCAACCTTAGTCAGTTTCGGTTGCAACATATAATCACTCCTTACTTCAGAGGATCAATGCGGAAGAACTGTTCGCCATTGCTCAACAGCTTCCAGTTTGCTTCCAGATCATCGTGATGGATTACGATCCACGCTTCCAGAAGTTTCAGTTTATTCTTTGGAAAACTGCCCTCAATGATAGAACCATCAAGTCCCATCACGATTTCTTCTCCCGAATACTCAGCGTGGATGTGCGGCATATTGTGTTTTCCGCCCTGTTCGCGGTACATTCTAACGATAATTCCATAGAAAATGCTCAATACCGGCATCTTCAATCACTCCCATTTTCAATGTTATTCTATCATAACTAAGTTAGTTTTTCAAGAATCTGTGCTTTTCATTGCCGCTTCAAATTCTTCCACGGTCATCTCCACGCGCGGTGCAGCATCTTCTGCTTTCAGGAGGCCATCCCGCACAAGACCAGCCAAAATATCAATTTCGACCTTGTGCTTGGCGATTTTCTCCTGAGCCTTCTTCTGCTCGCGCTCAATCCAGTCTTTTTCAATGAGGCACCATGAGCGGCAATCAGGATATCTTTTATCACCACACTTGTTACACATCATCCGATGACGGCCTAAATCCGGGATTTCTTCCTGAAACTCTTTGATATAAGTCGTCCATTTGCCGTTTTTCTTCACGGGAACGATCATATGCGATGTCACTTGCATGCCCTTCGCCTCCCTTTGTTTCATTATAGCATGTCCGGGACAAAAGCAAAAGACCATGTTTCAGATCTTTTGCCCTTCCAGAGTTGGATTTAGGAAATCAACGTCTGGTAACGTGCGTTCAGACGCTCGACAACATCTGCAGCAGCGTCAACATAGATGCGGAACTCCATTCGGTTCTTAGCGTTTATCACGCTTTCGATAACCAGCCTTTTGTATCCTTCATCATGTAACATTCTGATGCCAATGCCGAGCTGTCTGTCGCTCTTTGCCAGATGGTATTCCATTGCTCTCACCTCCTTCCGTAATAGAGCAAGGTATTTTCGCGCCTATGCAAAAAGAAAAGAGCCTACGATTTTCTCGTAAGCTCGTTTCGATCATCTATGTTTTATGCGTCTCTTTTTTCCATTGATTGCTAGTATGGTATTTGCCATAAAGCATGCATAATAGTCAATCACCTCGGCAATATCTAAGTATTTGCTCCTTTTATAGTTTCTCCTGTTCAGGCGCGACAACGCCGTCGCTGTAAGGAAATCACCTTTAACTAATCCCTCCGCGATCGGTGCTGCGTGACCCATCATAAAGCCTATATTGAGTGCCAAATGAATTGCCATTGCTACTGCTCCAATTTTCAATGCTTTCTTCATAGTTCATACCTCCAAAATATAAATGTCAAGACGTAACTCGTCTCATAAAGCACTCTGCAAATTTCGCGCCTACACTTCTTTCCTATCAAACACCGTTTCCCACCGTTCTTTCTTGATCGGCTTCATCCGGATGGCCCACATGAGCTGCCGCACAGTGACCGTCGGATAGAATCCATTTTGATTTTTTCGTTTTGCGTGCTCCAGAAAATACTCCCGGAATCCTTCGTGCATGTAGATTTTGTCGGTGAGCCATGGGTCGATCGGTCCCCAGAAGGTTGCCCTGCTTTTCTCATTGAACCTCTGCTGAATGACGCACAGCCCCTTCCCGTGCTCCGCATAGAGCGTGCAGGTGCGGTATACCTGGTGGTTGCATCGGTAGGTCACACCGTAGTAATGCGTCCATTCCTCTGCCGGTTCGGTAAAATATCTCATAAAAAGAAAGGAAGCCGCAGTTTTCACCACGACCTCCAAAGTCCTCCTTACTTCTTGAAGAATCTAAAGTCTCTCATCAGACCCTTGAACGTGCTCGAACAAATGGTTCCCGTCTCCTCGAACTTGAAGCCCTTGCCGTACCAGTGACTGCCCACAGCAAAGCCCGCGATCGTCACACCGACGCTCGTTACTGTCGTCAGGATGCGGATGAGCTTATCGTCTTTTGCTTTCTGCTCCTCGAGTTCAAGCTTGTGCCGTTCCAGTACAGCCTTGTCCTCGTCAGCATTCTTGCTGTTCTCCTGCTCATTCTCATCCATCCGCAGCTTGTAAAGCTTCACGATGTTATCGGTCGCTTTGCCCTGCTCGTCACTTCCCGTTTTCAGGTTCTCCAAGTCCTCGAAGCGGCGCTCCAATTCCTTGTCCAATCTTTCGTTCAGTTCCATTTTGAATTTCTCCCTTCAAAAATATAAGTTCGGAGTTTCCTCCGTAAAGCGGGCAGTTAATTTCGCGCCTTTACTTTTTTGACTCGCAGGATCGCATACTCTGCGTTCTCGATATCTTCCACCGCCTTGTCCATGCTCAAAAACAAATGAGCACCGTCATCATCCTCACCGGTGTAGCCCACAAGCAATGTTCCTACAGACTTCTTGCGGTAGTCGTGGGTTTTCCCGAGCAGCAGGCCCAGTAAAAAACCCAGAACAATTGCGATGCCAGTCAAAATCCATACCAGATAAGCCATTTTGAAAATCTCCTTGTACCAATATAAATCGTATTTCAGTCGAGTGCGTGCGGAAGAAAAAGGAGAAAAGAGAAAGCCGCAGCTTTCGCCACGGCTTCCCCCGGTTCCTTACACAAGTCCGCATCAGCGCAAACCTGCCTGGAACATGACAAGGTTCTGCATCTCATCGCGCTCCCAATCCATGTGCTCCGTGCCAAACGGCTCCTTCGCACCTTCGTTGATCGCGTTCATCATTTCAACAAAACCCTTTACAATGTTCTTCAGCATAATTTTTCTCCTTTGCTAAAAAGTGTATATTCTTCCATAATGCACCCTGTTTTTTTCGCGTCCGGAGAAAAAGAAAGAGCCGCAGCTTTCTCCACGGCTCTGGTTTGCATCAGTCTTCGTTTACCAGTTTCTTAATTTCTTCGCATAGATCGTCATAGTCCTGCATCGCGCGCATAATTCCACCTACATCCCATTTCATTTTTCTCTTTTCCATGGCTTGCAGGATCGTCATGTACTTGACTGCCTCCTGTGATTTCTCAGCAATTTCCTTCATTCTTTTGATGTCAATCACAACTGATCACCTCCGTAATAGAGGCCGAACTTTTCGCGTCACTGTCGTTCTTTGCTCAGGAGCCAGAAGAAATATCGGTAATGCATGTAATAGGTCTCCCTGCAGCATGGACATCCCTTTGCCTGAAGCTTGTCATAGCCCAGACTCTTGGTCACACCTTCCAGGATGTATGGCCCCAGCACCGTGTCCAGCTTTGCGATGCATCGGTCCACAATGTCAATGCAGTTTGAATAGTAGACTCGCGCCAGCGCCTGACGCTCTGTCGGACTTTCGGGTGGATTCCCCTTGATGGCACCAGTCATACCGTCGGGCGAAATCTCCCACCCGTCGATCAAAGTCAGCGCTTTCTTCCAGTCGTCATACTGCAGGCAGAAGTGCTTCAGTTCGTAGTACCGCTGCTTCGGGATGCGGTATGGATTCTTTTGGGAAAGTACCGGACGTTCACTTTTCATTTTCGCCCCTCCATTCGTAGCCGGTCTGCTCGTAAAGGAGCTTGGGTGAGATATAATAGTTGATCCGCCCGTATTTTGAATTCATCTGTTTGATGTCGGTGATCCGCTGGCCGTTCCTTGTTGCTTCACCAATGGGCAACCACCCTGTAATAATGCCCGCCCGCACCCATGCAGGATCACGTCCGTATACCTTCGCCGCCACCCGCACCGGCACCGACCCAAATTCTAATCTAGCTTTGTCCATTCTATCGTACTCCTTTTATGTTACTCTAAGCACGTCAAAATGCGTCTTAGGCTCAAAAGGATGGTACTGTAGAAAACGGTCGAGTGCGTGCTGTATTTTATTTTTCTTCCGGTGAAGGGATTGACAGCCCGGACGAAACGGTTTAACCTAGAATAGCTTTTCCAAAAGAAAAAGCCCGGTTTGACCGAGCTTTTGAGTGAAAGCATCCAATTTTCAAACAGCCAAAGGAGATTTTTATGCTAATACTCTGCCCGGAGTGTGAGCTGCAAGTGAGCGATAAGGCTATAGCTTGTCCCCATTGCGGCTATCCGCTCAAGTCCAAATCTTCGTTGCCGCCTAAAAAGAAAAAGCATATGCGCCTTCCAAACGGTTTCGGACAAATTTCCGAAGTTCGTGGCCGCAATCTTCGAAAGCCCTTTCGTGTTTTGGTCACCGCCGGCCATACCGATGATGGCAAACCGATCGTTCGTCCCCTTCGCCCCGTCGGATACTTCGAGACTTACAATGAAGCTTATGAAGCTCTTGTAAAATATAATGCTCATCCGTTTGATCTCTCCAATAAAACGACCATGCAAGACCTCTTTGACTCCTGGCTGTCATTACGAGAGAAGAAGGTTGACCCTTCTACGGTTTCTCGTTATAAAAGTGCATGGGCTTATTCTTCTTCTATCCATCACATGCTTGTTCGGGACGTGCATATTTCCCATCTTCAAAATTGTATTGAAAACGGCTCTGTTACTTACGCAGGAAAAATACGGCATCCTGAAAATAACGTAAAAGAGTCCATGAAAACTCTTTACAACCTTCTTTTTGATTATGCCCTCGCACATGAGTTGGTCGATAAAAATTATGCTCGTATGTTCACCGTTGATTCAGGCTATGTCCGAAAGCCAAATTGCCATATCGCCTATAGTGATGAGGAACTCGCCCTTCTCTGGTCCAGCATTGATAAGCATCCTATCATTGATATGATTTTGATTCAGTGTTATTCTGGCTGGCGTCCAGGAGAAATGTGCGACTTGAAATTGGAAAATGTCGACATGGAAGCAGGCGCATTTACAGGTGGACAAAAAACAAAAGCGGGGATAAACCGAACAGTGCCGATTCATCCCCGTATTTATAATTTGGTAAAATCCCGCTATGAAAAAGCTATTGAAGCGAAATCTCCATATTTATTTTTTAGAAATCGTCAGCGTGGATTCCGCCAACTAAATGCTGTAAAAGGTGAAATCACAAAAATGAGCTATGCCTTATTTGAACAACAGCTTACAAGCGAGGTCATCCCTTTGCTGTCTCTAAATCCCGACCATAAGGGTCATGACGGACGTGTTACTTTTGTTACAATGGCTAAAAAAGCCGAGATGGACGAATATGCCATCAAACGAATTGTCGGCCATCACATCAGCGACCTCACCGAGCGTGTCTACACCCAACGCGATCTCCGCTGGCTTAAAAACGAGATTCAAAAAATCCCGTAA